GAGAGCACCCGTATCTTTATCGGTAGAATTTGTGTTATTTGTGATATTAACACTTTCAAAAGTTGTATCGGCGGCATGTATACTCTTAACAACACCGAGTCCACCCAAAACTTGTAAAGCACCACTTGTTGTCGTGGTAGCATCTGTCTCATCCCAAATCTTACCCGTACCACCGACATTCAAGTTTAGTTCAATACCGGCACCACCACTTTGAACTATGAGAGCACCCGTATCTTTATCGGTAGAATTTGTGTTATCTGTGATGTTGACACTTCCTGATGACATGTCAGCCGCAAAAATGGTCTTTTCAACACCGAGACCACCCGCAACCTTCAAAGCACCTGTAATTGTATCAGTTGCATCTACACTATTTGTCACAGTTACACTATCAGCCTCTACATTCTCAAGATTAGCATCTGTAGCATGAAGATCCCCTTGAATACCCACACCACCTGCAACTCGGATGGCACCTGTTGTCTTTGAAGTAGTTGCAGTTGTGGCACCGATAATAACATTAGAATCTGTGGAAATATTTGAAGTTACATGGGCATTACCAGTTACATATAGTTTTGAGTCTGGAACGTTGTCATTCTCACCATCTCCAATTCCAATACCGAGACCACCATCAACGATGTAGACATTTCCATATTCAACTGTCACAGTGTTTTGTGTGATGAGATGTCCCCAAACATTCGCAGTTATATGATCTTCTCCATTCCATTCTACGTGATCCTCTGTGTACCCCGCATCTGTATAACCTATAGAAAAGTGGTCATGAGGATTAGTATGGTGACCAACGAATATATTCTTACCGGGGTGTTCCATGAGAATACCAATATCCAGTGAAGTAGATGCATTATTATTAGCTAAATCAAGGATACGGTCAGTTATAATCACGTCATTTGATGTAAGTGCAAATGTATTACCTACTACAGAAATATTACCCGTAATTTCCACATTTGCTGCAATTATAATTGAACCATCATCATTTTGAGTAATGAGAGAATCAACAAGTTTCTTAGTTGCATCTGTAAGGGGTACTGTACCTGTTGACATGTTCAACGTTTGCACACTGTCTAGAGTTGTATCAGCTGCATAGAGAGTACCTTGAATACCTGTACCACCAGTCACTTGGAGAGCACCACTAGTCTTTGAGACAGATGTAGTTGAGTCTGAAATATGGGTAGATGTAGTCACAAGGGCACCTACGTTAGCTGTACCCCTAACATCAAAAGTATTAGAAGTAGCAGAAGTACCCACTCCTATGTGGGACGTCGCGAAGACATTTGTAGAGTGGATGTTGGACTCAACACCCAAACCACCTTGAGTTATAACCACAACTCCGGTATCTTTGGAAGTAGATTGAGTTGCATCTGTCACCGTAAGGTTATCAGCCTCAACACCCTCAAGATTTGCATGTGTAGCGTGAATATCTCCTTGAATGCCTACACCACCAGTAACTTGTAGAGCACCAGTGGTTTTAGAAGTAGAAGCTGCGGTACCAGTAATAAGAACATTAGAAGCTGTGCTAATATTTGAAGTCACGTAGACATTACCAAGAATATCGAGAGTGGATTTTGGTGTTATTGTCCCCAAACCCACTCGATTAGTTTCTGTATCTACATGGAGTGTTGTAGAATCAATCGTGACATTTCCTGTGATATAAGTATCACCCAAAACTTCTAGGTCCTTATCGGCATAGATATTTCCTGTGACAGTGAGTTCTTCGGTAATTGAAATATTACCAGATACGTATGCGTTACCTGTTAATGTGAAATCCTTGTAGGCTACAACATTTCCCGTGATATAAGTATTACCCAAAACTTCTAGGTCCTTATCTGCGTAGACATTGTTACTAATTGTCAATTCTTCTATGATGGAAACATTTCCATCCACGTAGACGTTACCCATAACTTCGAGATCCTTATCGGCGTAGACGTTATTACTAATTGTCAATTCTTCTATGATGGAAACATTCCCGGTAACATATGCATTACCAGTTAGGGTGAAGTCCTTATAGGCTACCACATTTCCATCGACATATACGTTACCCATAACTTCAAGATCTTTGTCAGCGTACACGTTGTTGCTAACAGTTAATTCTTCCGTAATGGAAACATTCCCAGTTACATAGGCGTTTCCATCCACGAGAACATCTTCATGTGCATAAATATTGGCATCCACGTGGGTTAAACCGTAGACGTGTACATTAATATCTTCATCCATCTTCGGAGTAAATGTCTTATCAGTTGGTTTTGCAGTGGTGTAAGCTAACGCAAACTCATCAGTACCTTCCCTATAACCTATGACTACGTTTGATAATGCATCTGGGCGATGCATCAAAATACCTAAATCAAGGGTTGTATCACCAGAACTATTATTCGCACCGAGTTCAACGAACGCATCTCTAATTGAAGTATTTTCTGTGTAGATCACGGTAGTTTCACCATTAACCCTAAGATTACCGTCAATGACAAGGCTATCTAAAATGGCAACATTACCTGAAACGACAAGGACATTCGAACCCGAGTCATTCACATATAAATTTGAACCAACTGAAAGTGTGTGTTGAGGGTTCATATTCGCCACACCCACATTTCCTTCTGCAACTAAGGATGTATTGTTCTCAAGTTCACTTTTGATCAAAAACTGAACTGTATTCGCTGTGTTGTTAGAACGAGACACGGCAAGATCGAGAGTAGCACCACCAACCAATGCATTTGCAGACTCACCGGATTCGGTAATCTCCTTTGACTCCTTGTCATACATAAGAAGTACAATTGAGGGAGATGTGAAATCTGGTTTATTCCTAATGGGTGATAAGTATACTGCATTACTGAAAGGTGTTGTAACATCTACATCACTAGCATTAAACACAACTGTATTATCTTCCTGAGTCTGGGGATCGGGTACATTTTTTCCGAAGCGAATTTTAGTTGAAGCCTCAATTGCGGGAAGATTCTTAACACCACCCCTAAGTCTGAGGACTAAGTGGAGTGTAGACTCTTTCTGGATATTATAGTCAGCGAGGGTGCGACCATCTTCTAGTTGTTTTCCAGCAAAAATCAAACGCTGTTGATCGGGGGGAATACCCTCCTTATCTTGGATTTTTGTCTTCACATTATCAATAGTATCTGAAGACTCAAGTTCAAGAGTTATCGTTTTACCTGTCAGTGTCTTGACAAATATCTGCATACTGACAACTATATTAATATACATTGCTAAATTAATTTGCATAGAGTAAAGCCGCCATCCCATTTTGGACTCTGAGGATATTGTAATTTATTGCATATATAGGGTCATTAATAGGTAAGGATTCACTCATAAGTTTCGCACTCTCTATACGACTGAAATTTAATGTACCCGTCGGTTGAAGAGAACTTGTTAATAAACAAAAGCAGTAAATGAAGAAATCGGGTGTTATAGTAAAGTTTGTATGATAATATGACATAGCGTCAATAAAATGAGGTTTACACCATTTATAATTTGACAATTCAACCCCATTAATACTTAATTTAACTCTATTTGTTGTTGAAGTGAGAGAACCATTACGGGACACATCTGATGACGCCAAGTATTTAACTGGGTGATTAAAGATGAGGTCTTGAACATTTTCTCCACTTGGTACACTCTTTTGAACTTGTGTTATCAACATATCATGAGTGCGTGTAGCCATATTTCCACGTTCTTCATTGTCTAAATAATAATAGTTTGCGTGCATCTCTACATTGGGAAAATTAGAAGCTTCGGTTCCCCAATATATTCTAAGCTCCACATTATGGTAGTTCAAAGCTACGAGTGGTAGTGCACATTGTGGACCCTCACAGAAAAAGAAACGGAGAGGGTAAAAAAATGACCTAGAGTGAATACCGGCACGAGCACCGATAGCGCTTCTAGACAGATTAGTGGCAAATGTATCTATAGCAATCTTTTCACAAAAAGTACTATCTTGGGTGTCTACAACAGAACCACCGATTAGGAGTTCGATCTTATCAATTACTTTAGTCCAATCATTTGTATCTAAAGCTTCGTTAGTGTCATCAAGAGTCATATAAATATAACCAAGCATATCACCCGACTTTTCAATCTGAACACTTGACATCGAATTGTTTTTCACATCTCCGCGTATCGTCTGCTTCTCGACGGATTGTGAAAAATTGGAGTGTCTTTTAAACGTGGAATTAAAAAACGATATCTCCGGGTTGCCCATAATGAACTCATCCTGGGCACCTATTGCTACTAATTGAACAATACCTGAAGACATGTTATACTACTTTAAATAGAGAAAATTACAAGTTTGGTTTTCTACACACAAATTTAAAAACTAAAAAGTTATCACCAGCAGTTGAGGAGTTCTTGATGGTAGCACCAGTTTGATCTCTGATCACAAAACTGAGACGATCAACTTGTCTAATTGGGTTTACATACTGGGTAATAATTGGATAATCATCCTTGAATTTAATAAGAGAATCTGAACCACTGTGAGTAGTGCTATCAGTTACAATACTTGCGAACGAGCTTCTGATCATGCTCATATGCCCTTGTCCAGTGAGAACATTAGAAGCGCGATCATTAAAGATGGAATCTAATTCGTTAATAGATATGTAGCAGTGCTCAGTGTTATCTTTGGAATGAATATGAGCCCCAAGAAGTCTTGCCTGAACTACATTTTTAAGGGGTTGTTGAAGGTGACAAGTAAAAGTATTAGCGCTATCTTGACCAATGGAATCAATAGTTATAGTATGATATTCATATTTAAGGTCTGGAATAGTTTGGGGAGAAGTAACCAAAGCCATTTATATTAGGCTTAGATTAAAGATCCACCAATTCCATCCTCAATCTCGTAGCCACCAGCTTGACCAGCAACAAGAGCCTCTGAACCACAGAGTCCACCTGGAGTGAGAGCCTTAGTGTAAGTGCTGCCATCCGCAGTGAAACCGGGAGCACATGCAATGTCGTTAGGCAGACTAAAGATGGACTCTTCATTGGCAGTCTTAATTGTGAGGGGCTTAGGCTGATACTTACTGGATTGCTTGAGCATACCAATAACAAAAATCACAGCGATCAGGGTGAAAATACTGATGAGAGCATTTCTATTGGTCCGGTTAAGGTTTAACATTTATAATGTACATATATAATTTTTTCAAAAGTGCGTTAAAGGTAATTTAATAGTTTCCCCATAGAGAGTAGATGGACGAAGAAATTGTCATTGATCGTGGGACTACTAATGTCATGAAGTTGGACGCCGATGAACAGGCTCTTATGGATGAAATTGAAATTACCAGTTCTCGTCCTCAGCCTGTACGTCGTCCTGCACAAAGTAGACAACCTCCTCCCTCGCAGATGCATCACCAAGAAGCCATGGATGCATTTGTTAACCCAAATAAACAGTCAGCTCCTGCTCAACCTCAGATGGAGGAAGAGATTGATTACGGTGAAGATGAGCCAATGTTTTTTGATGATGGACCAGATGAGGGTCCTGGTGGTTCTCAGAGTGAACAAGCCTCTAAGGGCTATAGCTCCGTAGATGAAGAGAAGAGTGATCTTCTCAATAAATTATCTCGTCTTGAGAAGAAGGGTTTCACAGTCAATAAGAGGTTGAACGCCTACTCTAATGTGGATGAACTTCGTACAGAGGTTAAGAGGATTACTTACAGTATTGACGTTGAACAGTCTATTCGCTTCTCGCGTCGTATGCTTGTAGCCTGTGTTACAGGTCTTGAGTTCCTTAATAAGCGTTACAACCCCTTTGAGATTCAATTAGAGGGTTGGTCTGAAAATGTAATGGAGGGGGTAGATGACTATGATGGAGTCTTTGAAGAGCTTTACGTGAAGTATAGATCCAAGGTGAACGTTGCTCCAGAGGTCAAGCTCATCATGATGCTTGGTGGTTCCGCTATGATGTTCCATCTTACCAACTCAATGTTCAAAAGCGCTCTACCCAATATGAATGACGTTCTCAAGCAGAACCCAGACCTCGTAAAGAATATGATGTCTGCTGTGCAGAACACAACCCGTGCACCCTCGGGACCTGATGATGCAGCACCAGTTGGAGGAACTGGTCAATATGAGATGCAGGGACCAGGAATTGATATTTCCAGTCTAATGGGGGGAATTTCAATGCCACCACCACCACCTATGAACACAAGTATGGCAAAGGCGGATTCGGTGGATATGGACGATGATGTCTCGGATATCATATCCATTTCGGGAGATTCCACTGGAGGGGAGATTAAGGAAGTTGCAGTCGGCGGAGCCAAACCCAAGAGAGTCCGCCGAAAGAAGAAAACTGAAATTAATCTCTAAGTAATGTATAAATGATAGGTTACTGTCCTTTGGAGGAACTAGAACCTCCTGTGCGGCGTGAGCAACCCGTCGTCACAAAGAAGGTAGAGGTCAAGTCGGAATCCACTGGCCTCGAAGATACTGAGTGCAATTACGTCGTCATGGCTTTCATTGTCGGCGTTCTTTTTTTAGCCGTCTCTGATTCCATCAGGGCATAATTAAATTAAATTGATTCTACCTTTGGGTTTTCCCCGAATGGTAAAATTGATTAGTAATCAAAAGATGTAATTTCTGTTTGTCCACCGTTGCCATTATCAAGACCATTCACGTCGAAATGGTTTGTTGTAATTTTTTCAAGTTTTCCACCACACGCCGTTGTTAATTCTATATAATAGTCATACGAATATTCGCGACTATTAATAACATTGTAAGGTGTCATAGTTATACCCACCTTTCCAGTACCAACAACGGGAGACCATGGAAAAGCGTTACCATCACCACCAAACAAAGTCAAGTTACCTATTGTAACGTTAGAAGATGGTGTTGATTCGTCACCGGTTCCACCAATTAAATCCAAGACCATAGTACTTATATCATCCACTGTACCTCCTACTGGATCACCGGGGGCGGCAGCATCGGTTCTTCTCAACATTGTAGTTATCTTTGCGTAAAATGCTCCCGCTCCAAACATTAACTGTACATCTTTTGGACTACCGGTTGATACACTAAATGTATGTGAGTACGTTTTACGTTGGGTTTCATTGGGTCCACTACCAATTACACTACCTCCAGCAACTTCAAGACCTGTAACAGCCTCTCTCCCACCCGGTAAGTTCACAGCAATTTGTGAGAAATTAATATTACCATCTACCACTAGATCTCCACCCACAGAGAGATTACTAGTTATGTATGTGTGACTTGTTGCTGGTTGTATATACACATTACCTGTTGTATCCGCGTATATGTTAGAACTTCCACCCGAGGTGGTAAACTCTATGCTAGCATTTGAAGAAATACTTTCCACCCTCATAGTACCCGTTTTACCGAGAGCAGGATTTCTTCTATCAACAACATGAAACTGACGTGCAGGTGTAGGTGTTCCCACACCAACGTTACTCGTATTAACTATGTTAAGACAAGTTGTTATACCCCCTGCTTCGACGTTAGCTACAGATAAGGCTAAACCAGTTGTAGCGTTATCAACATTACTGAAACCTGTGATTATACCACCTTCATTATCGTTTGTATATATGAGTAGATTTGTATTCTTATCATCACCAGTACTTTGAAGTTTCATGATATCATGATCAATGGGTGTTGTATCATATACATGTATGTTAGACGTTGGTGACGCGGTACCTAAACCAAATCTCCCATCTTCATCAAAGCGTGCAAACTCATCGTCAATAAGACTCGATAATTCATGCACGAATGTAAGTGGACGTCTCGCAGCACCATCCCTCACATTTCTAATAATGTTATAACCCACATCTGAGGTTGAAAACTCTAAACCAGACAGTTTGAACGAACCACCACCATCGAACTCTATATCACCATTGACAACTAGTTTAGTACCCACTCCTCTATTCTTGGCTGTATCTGAATTACCACCAATTACAACAATACCAGGGTTTTGTTGAGCTGTGATACAGAGGGGGAAATCGATTCCCGGTAAGTCTGCAGTTGCTAGAATTCCCCCGGTACCATAAAAGTCCTTATCAGAACTATTATATGTTTGGAACACGTGTTCAGCAGCAATATGTCTAATTCTATCAGGTGCAGTATCACCACCGTCACCGTTATTACCCTTATAGAGTAACAATTCGGTTCTAGGTTGAGCAGCAGTATAACGCCTCTCAATAATACGAGTATTACCAAATAACTGTCCAGTTACACCACCAAATGATAATTCGTTACCGATTACCAAATTACCACTTACTTCTAGAGCACCTCTTGGTGCGTCAGTGCCAACTCCCACATCACCCGTAGATCCACTTATGTATAACCCAACAGGAACATCTCTTACAAGTCTTTCGTGGTGGTTTGTAATTCTGTAATCACCATCATCTCCTGTTACACCCGCGGACCATCCAGATAGGGTTACACCATCTGTCTGTATGTAAGAGCTGAAAGCGTTTCCATCATCCAAATTAGTTTGTGCCGCCACAATGGCATCACCGGATGTCGTATTGTGTACAAGTAAACCATTTTCTACGGGATCGGCTATACCCGTGCAGTCAACTTCAACGTGAGCGACTGGTTGTGTCACTCCTATCCCCACCTTACCTGAACTTAGAATTGTCATAATACTCGTATCTACAGCGTAATCATCATCACCCATAACAATATCAAGTCTGGATTTTGATGTTCCAGCTGCGTTTTCGTGTTTTCCCAATTGAAATTGAGCCCTCGCAGCATGTTCACTTCCACTACCTTCTCTGGCAAGATGCAAAACCGAGGCTAAATCTGTAGTACCTGTAATAGGTTGATTGTTGCTCACAACCAGAGGAATACCTAAGTGATTGTAACCATTAATTTTAGTTACTGGATTGTTTATAAACGATGTTAAACCATTTACATGGAGAGTACTCAAAGGATTTTGTGTATTAATACCAATATTGGAGGATTCCAAAATGGTGAGTTTTGATCCACCCATAGTAGGTGTGGTACTTGCATAAAAGTTGAGACCTTTACCAGTTTCGACTATATTCTGAATTTCGTTTTCACCTGTATTAGGACTTGAGAACATTTGCATAGAGGTATTGGAGCTTGTTCCCCATAAGTTTCCAAACATCATCACGTTACTACCCATAACAAAGGCGTTTCCATTTACAGTAAGCTTTTGTGTTGGATTTGTTGTATTTATACCAACTTGACCGTTTGATGTAATTCTCATTTTTTCATCATTTCTGGTTTTGAATCTAATATTTTGATGAGTATTGGATGTACTCGCACCATATATCTCAATGGAACTCACATTTGAGGAAGATGGTCCAGATTTGAGGATAAGTGGATTTACAGGACTATCACCACCGTATCTGTCAGAGTGAACTGTTATATTGGAACTCGAACTAATGGATTGTGTAATTAGGTTTGTTGTCATAGTGTTACCAAAAATTGTGAGTGTATTTGAAGCTGTAAGGTTGACGTATACCCTGGATCCTATTGAGAGGGTATCAGTGGGTATCACATTAGATATACCCGAAGTTCTTATACCCGTAGTGCGTAAACCATCTACTTTCACATTACCACTGATTGTAGCAACGTCTTTATTAGTTGGATCTATTACAACTATATCATTACCAACAGTAACATTGGAACCAATTTTTATATTTTCTGTGAACGTATTTCCAAATACTTCTAAAACATTGGAACCTGTGTCTTCAACGAAGAGGTTGGAACCCACACAAAGGTCGTGGGTAGGCAAAATGTTTGCCACACCTACTGCATTTGAAGTATAAATATCACCGAATACATGTAGATTTGTGGATATGGTGTCATCAACTGAAAAAGCACTGTCAAGTGGACCACCCGTGGTTCTAAATAAAGCCATCTCAAAACCTGGGACGGTTCGTCCATCATTTTTAAACCCAAAACCAATATTTGAATCATCTTCATCATGAGTATATAGTAACATAGGCTCCATTGTACCATCATTACCTTGACCGAAAACAATTGTTGTATCAGCAACAATTAAGTTTACAACGCGTTCATATGTAGCTTGTTCTTGTACGAAAAGGTTACCCTTCATTATCGTATTACCATAAACATACATACCACCATCAATTGTAACATTACCAGTAAAAACTGCTACGTTATTAGGGTATTCAACGCTACCACCACCTCCCCGTCCTATTTCGGTTATGATGACATTAGACCCAACACTCAGATTAGATGTCTTCATACTACCATTTATCGTTACAATATTGGATGCAACACCATCAATTACAAGATTTGATGCAAAACTTAATTGATCAGTTACAATTACATTAGTAGCAACCAGGTTACCATTTATAGTCATAAGATCTTTTCCGGATATATCGATATTTACCTTTGTTTGACCACCACTATCCACCTGAAAAGCACTTATTGGATTGGTTGTACCGATAGATAACTGGTTATTAATGAACATACGATCAGCGCTACCAGCAGCTTTGAGGTCAAATACAATTTCATCATTTTTATCGATGTAAAGTTTATTTCCAACTGACACTTGTTTAGTTGGAAGGTTATTACTAAAAGCAATACGACCCTTTATACCTTCAAGATCGATGAGTTTAATCTCATTTGCTTCAATTTCCCTGGTCAGAATAGAGTTAACTCCTGTGAGAGTCTCTGACTCAACGGGTTCTGCTTCTAAACTCGCAACATAGATTTGCTCGAACCTAGCGGTTCTACCCATTTATACATTAGTTTCCGAATAAAATTCCGGCAAGACCATCCTTGATCCTGAGCACGTTATAATTCACTGCAAAAATATACATGTCTTTATCTCGAGCTCTAAGTGTACCCTTTTCTACTCCTCGTAATATAAGTTTGGCATTATCAAGTCTACTGAAATTACAGCTACCTGAGGGATTATAGTCTGATGCGTTTAATCCAAAATGATACACGAAATATCTCGTGTACATAAGATCTTCAGAATCAACCCTATAATCTGTTACACCAAATTTGGATTTGTAATAGTTTTGACATGTGTGAAAGTACGTTGGTGACATATTTTCAAGTAAAGGTGTACCGTTTATATGTATATCCCCGTTTTTGAATGTAAAACGATCGTTTGTAGGATCAACATGTGTGGCACTTAATCCAAAAAATATTGACTTGACGGGGTGATTTAATGTGGAAATATCTAAATCATTGTATCCACCTGATTCTATACTGTTATCGAATACGTTTGAAAATGGAAATTCTAGACGTTGAGTTTGAGTAATTATAAAGTCCATTTGTCGTTTTACCATTGATTCTCTTTCATCTTTGTCTAAATATATGTAATTTGCGTAAACATTTATACGTTTTTGAGAATCACTGTAATTTGCTAAACTGGCTGGATCCAATGTAATTCTAACTTCTACCTGGTGATGTTGGAGTGCAACTAAAGGTAAGAATGCTCCATAATCACAGAAGAAGAAGTGAAGTGGTTGGAAGTTTCTATGGGAAATACTCGTCTTGTTTGTAAGTTCTTGACACTTGGTATATGTGTCTGCAAGATAATTGGGCCATATATCTGCGTAATAGTCGTAGTGTTGAGAATCTATCTTTTGACCCCCCACAAATAGATCAATCGTAGAATTATAAAGAAGATTAGAAGATACATTTGAGTTTTTATCAACACCTTCGAGCCATAAAGAGTTTACGAGATCACCTAAAACTGGTATAGTAAAAACAGGATCTTTATCCGAAATAGTTTTAATAAACTTTGGAGCTTGGGAAAAGTTTGTATGCCTTGTAAACTTCATACGAAAAAATGAGTGTCCATCGTCACTATTTAAGTAAACATCTTGAGCACCTCTGGAAACCAATTGAATCAATGCACCGGACATTTAATTATTATTTAGATTATAAAAACAAACACTTTCCCTGAGGGAAGTCAGCTTTCTTTTCTTCTGCAGCTTTACCGTGTATTTTGAAGCCACCTTGACGATAAATCTTCATTCGTTTGTAATACATAGCAGTGAAGAGAGACCAGGGATCGTGTATATCATATATATGAGGGTTGTTCTTCTTACCTTTCGTCTCTCTCATGATACGACCGATACTTTGAGTTATATCAGATTTGGGTGAAGCGAGAATGACTGTATCGAGAGTTGGAATATCTAAACCTTCATGGGCTTGTGAGAACGTCGCAAAAATGATCTTCTTCTTTGAAGAAGCCTGGAGGTCAGCCTCCTTCATACCACCCATGTAGAGACCTGAACTCTTTGGGAAGCATTGGTGAAGCATTTCACAATGCTGTCTACGGTCACTTAGAACGAGGAGCTGCCTCGTACCCGCTGAAGCTTTCTTTACAAGTTCCACAAGCATCTGATTTCTCTTTCTATCTTCAACTACTTCCGTAATCATATTCGGCATTGAAATCTTCCCATTTCTCATAGAAGGTGGAGGATTTCTATAGTTGAAGGATTCAAATGTAATTGGAAATACCTCAACTTGTTCCTGATTTTTCCTTTCAACTGCAAAGAACGTAGGACCCATAAACCAATGAAGTACTTTCGTTAAACCGTCCTTCCTCTCTGGGGTTGCTGATAAACCATAAATATGTTTGGGGCACATTTTGAAAAGCGACTGAGAAAACACCTTTGCACAGATGTGATGTGCTTCGTCAACTATCAGAGTTCCAATAGAATCAAAATCGCTAAAACTATATTCCTTAAGGGAAAGAGATTGAAGCATAGCGATAACAAAATCACATTCAATCTCTTTCTTATCCTGTTGAACTATACCTATCGTAGCACCCGGACAAAACTGTTGAATGCGTTCCCGCCATTGGTCAGCGAGGAACTGCTTGTGAACGACAATCATCGTGCGATATCCCAACTTGCAAGCTATGGCCAAGGATACCGTCGTTTTGCCATACCCGCATGGTAGAGAAAGGACACCATGCCCTGTTTTAATTGCTGCTGCCAATGCTTCATTTTGGTGGGTTGCATCTCTGAGTTGTCCGACGAACTTGGCACTGGAACGAGCTGGTTGGGGTCTCTTATCCTCCTTAGGTTGTCCAACTTTAGAAGTTCCGTAGAATCTTGGAACACAGACTCCATTCGTAGTTGTTCTAAAAACTTTAAAAGGTGGTGGAGGAAATCCATAGTCTCCGTTGACCTGTGGTCTTACGGTAAGTTCCTTTTTAATTTCCTGTAAAGGACCCTCGCTTACTAAATATCCAGTTCTCGTCAACATTTAATATATTAAAGACTTGAAACTTTATATAGATATATGGGATCTGTTAATCTACGTGCAAATATTGAAAAAATTGACGAATGTGTACAAAAATTTCAAGATGAAATTAGCGAATTGAAGAATGAAATCGAAGAGAAGGAGAAAGAAATTCTTAGACTAGAAGGTTCTAAAATTGTTTATGAAGGCTTAACCGATGTATTTGGTGACAGTATTAACCATTCCGGTTCCCGTGAAATGGATAAACCAAAGACAGACTCAAATAAAAATAATGTACATGAACACAATCATGACGAATGCGAACACAATCATGACGAATGTAAGGAACCCGAAGAGATCACTCTTGATGAGTTATACAAGAAATATCGAGCTATGTAATTTCCACGCAAATCCAGAATAATTACCCACATTCCAAACACCGGAAAACCCAATTTCAACTGTCACTTCATCACCCTCTATAAGAGATTGTATAGGTTTACCCTTGACCTCACACATACACCTCCTATAGCGAAAAGGAATTTTTACAGTAAGGACTCTACCATCTAACGGATTATCCACGTGACTATTTTTTATTAAAAAGGCTTTGTTAAGTTGTGTACGTTTTACGTAGTCTGCGCAATTTTCAGGAATGATCAAACGTATGTATTTTTTATCGTTATGATCATACATGGGACAGTATACTTTCGCAAGAAACTTCATGTGTTTCTGTTACGATAAATGAGAATTAAAACTATAAGTACTAAAATTGTCACTGAGACAACTTGTGTGAGGAGCAACGGGTTCATAGGCTCACGGGTTCCAAAGCATTTGTGACTGAGTGCCCTAGAAACCTCTACAGAGGCTTCAATACTGGAATAGGGTGTATTACGAGGGGACATCATACCACACATGGCTACATTTGGACATTCACCAAAGAACGGAAGTTGCCCATAAAGGCTCAGAACCCCCGAAGATTGTGAAAACTGCCATCTCTTTCCATCCCATTCAGAACCCCAACCAAAACGTATTTCTCTTGGTAGGGGTACATCTAATTCACCCAAAACTAAAGTTCTCAGTTCCTCTGGTGGCATGGTTAGAATATCTTCGGTCAAATTACAAATAACACATGATATAGTTTTATCATCCGACAAAACAACTGGTTGAAGTTTTAGCTTTGTATTTGTGACGATTTCAAGATCGGTCTTAAGTTCAACTGGTTGATCAAAATCAAATAAGATGTTTATGGCACCATAGGTACTATCACGAACCTTCTTTTCTGCATCCGGACCCCAATTGTCACCAAGTAACTTAAATGCTGGACTGTTATCTAAACATAAAAATAACATTCCATCTCCAATTTTAGTTCTATCTGCGAAATCAGCTGTATAACCATCCTCCATGTAGTCAACGTTTACAAGTTCCTTCTCAAACTCAAACTCCACACCAACATCTTCAAGAGCTTGTTGCATTGCATCACACATGACCTTCCCGGACACCTTTTGTGTATACTGCTTGGAGAGTGCTACATGGTCAAAACTCTTGACAAACTCCCACGCAGACATTACATCCCAAGTTACACCGTCCATTATGAGGGGGAGGTGCTCTACTATCTTTCGTCCACCATCACTCAGTGGACCCAAAGCGTCTTTGAGAGATATACCCCTGTACTTCTTGGGTTTAGTAAGTACACGTGCAGCTAAAGATGTTAGAGTTCCATAATCTTTTAGTGACAATGACCGTAAGACGTAACCGTAGGCGCGGCGACGTTGGTGGCTGGGTTCAAAAATATCATCCCAATTGATACCCATATCATTGAACAGACTTTGGGTATTAACAAATGCTTTATCAAAAACTATGCGATGTGCATGAAGATCTCTAATTTCTTCTGTAGGTTCCCACCATGATCCTCCCGCGGAAGTCTTTCTATCATAAATTGTTATTTCATGATCACCCGACCTGAGTATCTCCCACGCAAGTGACATACCTGTGGGTCCTGCACCAACGATATGAACTTTCATTCTAATTTAAACTAATATATTTTTACATCATCTTTGTCACCGCGGTGGGCACGCTGGTGCGAACATTTTTCACGGCTACTGGAGCCGCCTCTGCAAGAAGATCGAGAAGACCCAAGACGAGTAGAGTTTGTTGAATCATAACTACAGTCTTAGCTATGGCGCTGATAGGATATATGTCACCAAAGCCCACAGTTGATTGAACAGTAAAGGCAAAGTACAAGTGATCAAAAAAACTTGACTTCTTATCTAATCCATTGAATTGTTCATCCTCCGCCTTGGAGAGGGTAAAATAGATGAGAGTGAAGAGCAATATAGCCACAAAGTTGAGACTGGCAGCTTTTATAAGTTTCGTCATGATTTATAATTACACAATATTTTAAATAAATCCTTGGGTCTTACGTTCCTCTGGTGTCTTGATGGCATACATAACACTGAGGAATATTATGGTTGATATGAGAGCAAGTTCTATATCCTGTGTGGCACTAAACGCAATGAGCATAAGTGACATAAATCGGAAAATTTTACTGTTAAAGAGGGATCTAAGATTTTGTGGAATCCTTATGGCATTACCCGAAAATAAACCTTGATACAAAATGATAAGTGTAAAAATGATTGGTTGACTTTTTATAGTCTTCTCAGTTGTATTACTGAGTGGTCCAAGAAAAGATGACAAGGATTTCATTAATGTAACATAAGAATAAAATTTCATAGTTTAAAAAAAAGTTCTGAATATAATACAGGATATGTTGTGTATAGCCAATATGAAAGTGCCACCTGTCAAGTTGGCGCCAAATCAGAAGGTAAAGACATGGAAATTTGCCGCGAAATATCTATTTAAAGAGCGCTTTACGGATGATAAAGCTGAACTTGGACGATGGACAAAAGGTGAACTTCTAGAGCTTGGACCAACATTTGTAAAATTAGGGCAAATAGCATCTACGAGGGGAGATCTGTATCCACCAGAGTTTACCAAAGAACTCGAATCTCTTCAAGATAATGTACCACCATTTGATTTTAGTCTTGTAAAAGATGTTGTAAATAAGGATATATTCAAAGAGTTTGATGAGGTTCCGTTCAAGTCTGCGAGTATAGGACAGGTCCATAAAGCCACCTTAAATAATGGTAAAAAGGTTGTTGTAAAATTAAAAAGACCCGGGATTTACGATATCATGCAGACTGATACAGAAAACGTCAAGAAAATATTGGATTTTATTCAGTCTATCGGCATAGATACAGGTTCGAGTTCCAATTTTGTTCTAAACGATTCAATCGAATATCTTCTTGGTGAAGCTAACTATAGACAAGAAGTTGAAAACGCGATTAAGTTTAGAAAAAGTTTGAAGGGTGTTGATTGGATAAAGGTTCCGTATGTGTATAAGAAGTACTGTACCGATGATATGATTGTCATGGAGTATGTAGAGGCGGATAAAATTACGGATATCCAAATTAAGAACATCAATAAGAAAAAAGTATGTGAAGCTTTGGTGAATTCTTATGTGATTCAAACGATGGACAGTGGATTATTTCACGGTGATCCACATCCAGGTAACCTGGCTATTTCCAAAGATGGGAAATTGGTGTTTTATGATTTTGGTTTATTGATAGAGTTGGACGATGATTTGAAACAGGGTTTCGCAGACTTATTTGGGTGTATTATACAACGAGATACGAAAGGGTGTGTTCAAATATTAATTAGGTTGGGTGTCATTGTACCAACATCTTCAGATATAAGTGATATTGAAGTATTTTTCGAAACAATATTAGGGTATCTGGAAAATCTTGACGGTGGTGCCATAATGAACGATGAGTTAGCAGCCGAACTCGCGATGGAAAAACCATTTGTTGTACCAACAAGTTTTGTATATTTAGCAAAGTCGTTTTCCTTGATTGAAGGAATATGTTTACAGTTGGATCCAGACTTTGATTACTTTACGTACCTGGAACCAATGATTCAAGAACAATTTTTAGAGTCTATCGATATATCTGAAAGTATAAAGAATACCATGGGTATTCCCTCAAAGATTGGAAAAATAAATTCAACTGTTCTCGGTCTTGAGAGATCGAGAGCAGCTATGAAAAGGTCTATGATTAAAACAAGGCAGGAGATACGTGTTGTTCAATACAGTGTAATATGTGCTTTATTAGCCGAAAGATTCAATGGGACACCACTTGCTGCTATACTCGTGGGAGTTGCTATATGGATTACTTTTCGTAAAGATCGATCTTTTTAGCGTTACTCTTTTTTTTCGTCTTAGTTTTCTCATCTTTGTTTTTCTTGATGATATCCTGATGTTCCTTGAAATATTCCTTAACACGCCTCTGTTCATCACGTGCGATGTCACCAATTTTATCCTTAATTCTCTCCACCTCGGAATTTCTCTGTTTTTGGATCTTCTTTCCAATTTTCTTAAAATCATCTGTTTTGGCAAACCATGTGGGGGATGTAGCGATTGCGAACATTGTCTTCTTGTTGTATTGTAATGACATTTAATTTTTAAGTTGTTTTTAATAATTCTATATATAAAGTATGAACCCAGGTCATATAATATTTGTGTTTGTACTGTTATACAGTACATTGTTTGCGATAAACACAAATAGCTTGGAAAAGAAGATGTTATATACAGTATTACGAGATATAGACTGGTGGACTATAACTCATCATTCGGTTCAACATAACCCGGGTGTATCTAACTATCTTAAAGTACCCTTCTACTTTGATAAAAACAAACTTACCAAAGTTTCAAGTGGTCAATTATATAATGCGTATTGTTTCACTAAACCATATGCTAAAGTACAGGAGCAGTTACAAAGTAAAGTGTTCTGGAATGAGTATTTACCAAAACATGGTATTAGCGTCCCCAAATTGAATGCAACTACAAACCCCTACAAAGAATATGAAGACATTGACCCAGATAGAGATTATATATCTAAACCAGAGTTCGGGACATCTGGGAACGGGATTGAAATAATCAAGGGTAGGGATGTAAAACCAACTGAAAAAAACCGTCTTATTCAAGATAAAATTGGTAGTTGTGGCTATGATGGTGCACGATCGTATCGCGTTGTTACGACATACGACGGTGATGTTCTCGCCAGGTATGAGTTTAAGAATAATGAAACAATCACATCAAATGTTAGTGGTAAAGGTAAAGTGACTGTAAATGAACATGACACTATTCCTGAAATTGAAGACGTTATACATAAACTTTGTAAACTCCACAAACGTGATTTTAACTTCTGCTTTTCAATTGGTTGGGACTTTATGGTGGATTGTGAAGACAAGGATCCCTCATTTCCTGATGTTTATGTCCTCGAAGGGAATTGGCCATCTGGATTATACGGGGACACTACAAACAGGAACGACCAATTTATAGAAATGGTAAATAAAAAAGCACGAACATTTTACAAAATCAAGGGTTTATGAGTTCGTCTGTATTCTCAAACGCTTCAACTTCTCCTCAAACTCCCTTCTCTCACCCGGGCTATCAATGACCTTACCAGTTGCTATAGCCTCAATCTCTGGACCCGTGAGTTGCATAGCATTTAACCTAAAGTCTTTGAACGCCTCCATTGATATAGGTACAAGGGGGTTTATAAGTTCATAGATGGCATTTGCATAGTCCCTAATCTCCTTTTGAGCACCGGGTTCCATACGAAGCCGAAGATAGTGCATTAAATTATGAAGATTGATTTTCCAATAGAACTCAGTGTATGTAGATTGTGGAAGATTCCCACGAGCCTGCTCTCTACAACATCCGTTCTCTAATAGTTCCTCGTATACATCAAAAGAATGACTGAGATGTTGGGTCACCTTTGTACCCAATTCATCTCCAACTTCAACAACACCCTCTGAACCTTGGTGATTCACCTTAGATTGTCCACGTAGGGTATCAGGTTCATAATACTCCTTTGGAACTATAGAATATCGCGCTGACATTTCGTTAATGCTGGAGGTGCGGTGACGCATATGTTGTCGTGCGATGTATATTGGCATTTTGATATGGAACTTAAACTCGACCATTTCGAAGGGTGTTGTATGCCAATGTCGGAGGAGATAGCGGATGAGACCCCTGTCTCCACGCGATGTTTTTGTCCCATCTCCGTAGGAGACTCGGGCAGCTTGTACGATTGACGAGTCCAAATCTTGTCTCGGCATGTAGTCAACGAGGCGAACAAATCCATGATCCAATACATTTTTCTGCATTATGGTTATATTTTTAGTTCCCCTCAATTCCTTAACCCGGTTAAAGGCAGTAGTAATAATTTTAATAGATGAAAAAGCATAACGATTTAATTATGGAACTTCCCAATCTCGTACCCGAATCATTTTGCAAACACGTGATACATACATTTGAACGAGATTCAAATAATCGTTACATTGGTCAGATGAAATATCATGGTAAAATAATAACAGACAAATCCCTAAAAGATTCTGTAGAAATAAATATTAGCGGTTGTGATTTATCCACACCCACTGGTAAAATTTGGGATGATATAGACAAGACATTATCAAAATATATAGGAATGGGAGTTGAAATCTATACTAAATATCTGAACGATGAATATCCGGGTCCTGATCATAAGGAAAATAAACAAGCACTTCGTACATTTGAAGGCCTCTTGTCACCTATGACGAAGACAGGTTTAGTAGATAATGGTTTTACTATGCAGAGACAATCAAGAGGTGTAAAATACGGATGGCATTATGATAGTACGCCGGGTTCCTTTCTTTTTGGATTACTGTATTTGAACACACTGAATGAAGATGAAGGTGGTTGCACAGAGTTTCTCAATGGGGGGCGTAAAATTAGACCAGAAGTTGGAAAATTAATGCTTTCACCCGCGCATTGGTCATATGCACACTGTGGAAATGAAGTTAAATGTGAATATAAATACACTGTACCATTCATGTTTAATTATATTTTTTGACAAGATCGTTTATAGAATTGTGTATAAATTATTTTATGTTAATTTCCTTCACTAAATCGCCTATGTCTCTGTAGTATCTCTTAAGATCCTTCATAAACCTTTTGTTGTTCTCAAGGACTTCACAATCAGGTTTATTAATATAAATCCATGCCAAGTTTGACTTGGAATACTTTGTCCTTTTTTGATTCTCGTTGGGTTTGCGAGCGACTAACTTTGTAGTCTTTTTGGGTTTCTTTGTACTTTTTACCTCAACCCTATTCACAAATGAGAGAGCTTGCATTACTGTATCAGCTAAGTCATCTTTCTTCTTTGATTTGAGAAAGGTATCTAACCAATGTGCATTAGTGGGTCCACTCCTTATAAAGGCTTCACATCTCTCTATGGAAACCTTCTTTCTCTTATTGTATTGTGCCTTACCAGGTCCCGCGACATCCGGGATCTTATGACGAGCGTCGTATAGTATCGTCTCTGCTTGAGGGCATTTAATGATAAAATAGGCATGTAAGAAGTGCATAACAGATATCATCTTCTTATTACGATCAGGTTGCTTCTCAATGAGAATAGTTTCAGCTCCGAGGACCCATGGTCTCTCATCTAAGTGTTTACATAAAGAGACATAGACTCCATCTTTGTGTTCGGGTGGAACACCGGAAACGTCCCACTCCCTCACAATGTTACCATTTTCATCGTCAAGTAAACACATAGCCAAATTCCTTATACCAACATCAATACTTAGAATCATTACATAAATCTTTAAATATACCTTTAAGTTAATGAAGTGCATTGCCCATCGTGGATACTCCCTAAAGTACAAGGATAATAGCATTGAAGGTATAAGGGAAGCTATCCATAGAAACTACGATGGTGTTGAAATTGATGTTCAACTTTGTGGATCGGGTGAGCTCGTTTTGTATCACGATGTATATACTCAATGTCAATACATATCAGATATGAATATAGATAAAGTGAGAGAGCGCGGGATGTGTACACTTCGTGATGTTTATGAACAGATACCCGAAATAAGACAGGTACTTCTAATTTTGGATATAAAGGGGTCTGATCTCAATATAGTTAAATCACTTTGCACCTTTTATAAAAATGAACAAACAGACAACATATTATTCTGTAGTTTCAATCGTAAAATAATATACAGTCTACCCAATCATTTCAATATAGGATCAACTTTTGAAACAACTTTTCACATGAGTGAATTTCCATTGATAACTATGGGTCTAACCGCAGTTATTCTTCATTGGACATGTTTAGATCACGCATTTGTACACTACTGTCAGAGTAAAGATATTGAGGTTTATACTTATACACATAAGGAAGACGAAGAATTGGAATATATGTATAGATATAGAGTTGATGGAATTATTACCAACGGATTTTAGAACCTACGACCTTTCATACCCTTCATCATACCACCCATACCACCCATACCCTTGCTCATACCCTTCTGCCCACCCGGGGAAAGAGCCATAGCAACTACCATCGCAACGATAGCCAGGCAACACACCACGGAAGCGATCATAGCATATTTTAAAGGACCGTTGAAAGCATTACCGATAGAATCAACAATATCAGCAATACCCTTATTCTCAGTCTTCTGAGAACCACTCGCGGCTGCAGCGAGTTTACTCATTACTTCACTCTCATTTAGCTGGCTGGTAATAGATTTTGTAATAGCATCAGCTTGTAATTTCGCTACTATATCTTGACTTAAGTCAAGCTTACCATTACACTGTTTAATTTCAAGTCCCGCTTCCTGTAAGTTTACAACTTCAGCTACAGTATCAGTTAAAGTATTAGTCTCAAAAACATTCTTTATAATATTTTTAAGTTCCATATTAACTGTTTGATTCATGTTCTGTTTATCACCAAACTGCATGTTACCAGCTTCTGTAACCTTTTCCATAGCTGCATCAGCCGAGGATTGTAATTCAGATTCTACTTTACCTTTGACTGCCTGAACGGCTTCCACTTCCATTGTTGTACTACTGTTTAATTCGGAGCTAATCGTTTGGGTCAGATCAACCTTACACTTAGGACCCATAGTACCCATAAGAATCTTTATTTGCTGAATACTACCTACAGATGCAGTCATTTTACTGGAAGTATTAGTGATAGTCTCATTAATAGTTTCATTCAAAATATCCATGTTAAAGGTTTGATTAATGGTTTGTGTACCTCCTCCTCCCATGGTTTTTTACAATGGTCTGAGAAAATAATATTTTTGTATTTCAAATGAAACTAAACAGACTTCTATTAACTCTGTCCATCATCATAATAATTATTTGGTTGTCTATGAAGCACAGGAGAGAATTATACGAAGAAGCAGATAAGAAAGCACTCGATGATTATCTTATAGATTCAGATAAAGTGGATCCCGAAGTTATTAAAATTATGGTAGAAAAATTAACAACGGATCAGGTTATTCTATCCAAGTTTTACAGTGCTGCTCAGAGAGACGATCGTGTAACTCTTATTAATTTAACAGAGGATGTGTAAAAAATATTAGTTTAGTATAAATGAAGAACCAGAACATTATTTACGGTGTAATTGCCGCTCTCGCACTTTACATACTGTTTACGAGATATGAAAAGTACACTGAAGAAAAGATCAGCCCCAACGATGATGTTTTTGAAATTGTCAGGAAAATTAAGGAGGCTAAGAAGGCCAAGAACAGACCGCAATAATTTCTTGGATTAATATAAGATCCCATGCCTACGACTTGGGTACATGTTAAAGCATTGAAAGATTATAATAGGGCTCCAAATAGATGTAACGGGTTTGTCGAAAATAATTACTGCCGCAATGAGAGCGAAATCATTTATGGATCAGCCGAAGTTGATAGAGGTGGAGGGAGTAAGTGTCGCGCGGTGAGTGTTTGCACGGATAACGTTGATGCTGGTGGAGACTCAAATCCATGTGCTTACAACGCGCCTGTAAAAGCTACAAATAGAAGATACATACACCAACACCATGGTTGGGCGGGTCTCCCAGCGGACGGTTTAGGTTTGGAGTGTGAGTGGAATAATCCAACTGATGGAGAGTTACGAACAATGTCCAGTCAAACCAGGTATACGAATGCAACTATTAAAAATTACCAAGGCACGGAGATGAGTATATGGGACCAACTTGTATGGGGTATAAAAGTTCATGATAAAAATACTGAGGGTCAGGGATATTGTAATAAACTTGAGAATTTATTGAAGATAGTTCATAGTGATGATAGAACGTGTTTCGATCTCATAGAGGATAAAATTAGCAAGGAGAACGCTCAGAGAAAGGGGGTCGAATATTGCAAAAAACATCCAGACAAGCCTGCGTGTAAATGTATTAATATTTCACAACCTGGGGGTGTGACGTACTGTTTGGCTAATTCCAGGCTCCCTGGATGTAGTGACGTTGCAACTGTTTATAACGGTATTCCGGAAAAGGCGCGAACGGCGTTTAACTTACAGAAACAGTCTACTGGATGTTTTAGTGGTATGACTTGTGCGGGTAGTGGATTCTTTTTACCAGATTCTGTACCGCAGACATGTAACCTAGACGTGACTGTATGTGAGCAAAAGATTGATATTGGTGATCTGACTGGTCCGGGTAGATTTACCATTGAACAGAAAATGGAATGTGGGAGTGAAGGAGATGTTGATAAAGACGGTAATCCTATAGATGACAGACCACCACCTCCAGCATCTTTTGAGGATTTCAAAACGAACCCCTTGGCTTATTTTAACCCAGCCAATGTCACCAGTGATAAAAGAGCTGCAGCGGGTACTGGTGGGGTGACTTTCCTTACATCTTGTATGTGTTGCCTTCTCATACTTCTCATGATTATGGTTTTAGGTGGAGGAGGTGGTAGGAAAGCTGGAGCCAGATTTAAAAGGTGAGTATATTTAAATGGGGTTTCTTGATGACGCGAAAGCAGGCGCGGACGCCTACCTTAATCCGAGCATGTCCGCGGCACCAGAAACAGCAGACCCATGCGAGCCACTGAAAGAGGAATCAGAGAGAATATTTAAAATGAAAGATGGTCCTGAAAAATCAGCGGCGATGTCCATGGGATTACAAATGATAGCGTCTCAGGACTGTGAGGAGCAGCTCGGATATTATGATTTAGTAGATGAGTTCTGTTCGAGAGATAGCCATTTTACTATGCAGATAGGGCACGGTGAAACGTGTATGAATAAGGATTTACACGGTGACCAAGCGGCTATATGGTGTATGAGACATGATATTGATGAAGATACCGGGATTGAAAATGACTCCCCAAGATTGAAAACACGAAAAGATGTTTGTAATGAAAGTGGGTTGAAGTCCAGATGGCACTCAACTAACGCTAAATACTGTGAGTTATACCCCGAAGATGACTGGTGTAGATGTTATAATGTGAAAGAAAACAAAAAAATATGTTATCTCGAAGATGAAGAAGGTAATCCAAAAAAGTATGGACCAAAATCTAAACCGGCAGCTGGATGTAATTTATTTGACTCCCTTGAAACGAACAAAGTGTTTTATAAAGATGGTTACCAGATTTATAAGGATAATATGCATTGCACACGAGATACATGTACCAGACCTATGTTTCAATATATTCCCGAGGGTGCTATGAGTAGTTGTAAACCATCATACAGAATGTGTGACAAGGACATTGATATAATTAGCACATCTTTCGGTCAGCTAGCACTTGCTTGCAACGCGGGTATGGCAGAAACAGAAAAACCCGATTGGTGGGACGAGGAGGATGATGACGACGGGTGGCTAACTGGTTATAGATCTCCACCATTTGATAGTTTCCCTTTAAATAAAACACCTATAACCGAATGGCCCGAAGAGTTTGATTGGGAAGACGATAATGTTAGATATTTAACATTTTATAGTATAGGGTCTTCAGTTCTCTGTATAATCATATTGATAATAATAATGAAAAGCTTAAAGAAAAAGTAAAAACATATTGTATGTGGTGTTGGTGGTGTTGTCACTCCTTCGAAGGTAAGCCTTTAAGTATGCCATTCAAATACGATGATCGTAGAAATAAGTTTTACACAACTGGTAATTATTGTTCATGGAGTTGTGTAAAATCTCACGCACTTGAAAGATATGGGTGTACGGTGGGTAGCCGTATTAATGGCAATGTAGTTATGATGCGTAAAAAAATGTATAATCAAATCGGACCAGTGAAACCCGCTCCAAGTAGATACAAACTGATGGAGTTTGGTGGTGATTTGACTATAGAAGAATTTAGGAAAAATCAGACAAGGGATGTAGAAGAACCCAAGCAGATTGAGACAGCTCCTATAGTCAATATCACAGTACCCGTTGCCATAGACACCAAAAGGATGGATGAGATAAAGAATGCGTCGGCATCTAACAATGCGCTAAAGCTAAAAAGAACTAAACCACTGAAACGAAATCATAACAACTTAGAATCAGCGTTGGGACTCATCATCACTCCCAAATCCTAAATTTCTTTTTTGTTTAGCTGTCGGTATTGATTGTGGTAATTGATCAGATTTTTTACTATGAACCCACTGATCTCCATCGTGGGCTGCCCAACAGATGTCATACCGCTCTATCATTTTCCTGCATAAAACACAGGGTAATGATATAGCATCTCCAAGTGTGTTTCTCCTCATAATAACCAAATGACCATATTTCCTATGCAACCATTCTGTAAATTGATGGGATTTATACCCTTTTTTTAAACATTCACGGTACAGACGCCTAATAAGTTGCCTCTCTGCACACATATGGTTATTACTTATCATCTCTGGACCTTTAGACATATAACTCGTAACTGTACAATACTTCATACCGTACAGCAATTATTACAAGTTTTTCCTGGAAACACAAAGGCACACTTTTCGCACTCGTTTAGAATATTAAGGTCCTTCCTCTTAGGTACAAGTCCTTTAGAAAATCGCTGTAACTCTTTTACAGTATAAATTCCGTACTGAATCATAACCTCCAAAGGAGGGAACTTCATACTACACTGTTAGCAAGACAAATCCTTAATTGGGTTTCATGCAACATGGAAAGAGTCCCGCAATACTCTCTTTAGCCTTAAGCATACCAGCAAATCCATCAATAATGGGTGGGACCATAGTCTTGAGAATCTTCTCAAACTCACTGTCCTTCTCACCCTCATCAATCTCCTCGATAAGGTGATAAAGAATGGCAATAGTGAGCTTCTTCTTCTGGGGTCCGGCAAGCTTCTTGAACTTGGCGGCGGTCATCATAAGTTTAGCAACGATAGGGGGGATGTCCTCCTTTTGGAGACCATCACCGAGGTAATCATTCTTAATCTCTTCAACGAGAGCAACAACTGACTTAGCGTCAATTCTTCCAGCAAATCTTTCAAGTATCGTGTCCATTTTATAATCTTTGTTTAGAATATAAATGAATACGGATAACGTGATTGCTGGGATTGCGTTTGGTATTGGTTTTATACAAATGTATCAAGATTTGATCAAAACTGAAAAAGTAAACGAAAGATCAAAAAATGCCGTCCTGTTAAGTATTTTAGCGAGTTGTTTATGGCTGACATACCAGTCAAGAAAGTATGGTATGAACTTTACAGTAGCTTATACAGGTATTGGTTTAGCTATTCAGGTATACATTTTGAATAAGATCTTGATTAAAGAAAGTGAGAATCTCCCGAATCTAAATAAGCTATTTTAATAGGCTTAAGGATTTTCTGTGTCATCATTGTAGAAATGTCTTCTATCATTTGCGCTCGTATTACTCCCAAGCCTTCTACTACCTCTTCTACCAAGAAGGTGAAGTCGGTTTCACAATCACCTACTAAGATGCCAACCCCGGGAGCCCTGGACACGGGTGTCATGAAGACTGCGCGATTCGCTGAGGCTGTTAACGGTCGCGCCGCCATGCAGGGTGTTCTGTGGGGTTCTCTTGATTGGATGATGTCTGGTGAGAATATCATTCAGCAGCTCGAAGATCCTATGTATGCGGCTGCTGCCACTGGTGTTGTTACTACACTCGCTGCGGCTTCACTCATCACCGCCAAGGACTTCGGTAATGAGGAGTTTTGGAGCTTCACCCCCGAGGCTGAGCTTAAGAACGGTAGGCTTGCCATGCTTGGATTCACTACCCTATTGGGATTGAGTGCCATGTAACCTAAAAAATCTATTATTTTAATTTTTTCATTCATTGTTAATCTTCCTGTCCTACGTATCACGTACGACACGAGCATTAAGAGAATATATACATTTACAGCTATAGGTCTCATCCTCTATTGTAGATTTAGATTACTTTGGGGCGCATTAAACCTCCAGCCCTGGTGGCGAGACCACGGGAGAGAGCCATAGCCTTGGGTTTAAGGATGTAGAAAGAGGCGAGGAGGGTGCAAATATATAAGACGAGACTGAAAGCGGAATAACCCTTCTCAGCCTCCTTGGCATTCTCACACTTGAGAGTCCAGTTGAGAGCCACTGCGGATCCAATGAGACCCATGATGGAATATATGAGGGTGAAGACACCAGCTTCGTTCTTAGCAAGTTTGGTGAGGAGGAGGGTGAAGGGAATTGTGAGTGCGATAGTGAGGGTCGCCGCGAGATACTTGTTAAGGTTCTCTTGGATAGCTTTACCCTTCATAGATTCACACTTGGAGAAGATGTTGATACCTATGGAAGCGGTCACCATGTAGAAGAAACCGAGAAGGAGAATACCACCAACGGTACCCCACGAAACCTCGAGATCAACCTTACCAGAGGCAATGCTCCTGGCGTTGTTGTACATCCTGGATGCACGCATAGTACTTGTTAAGTCAGCCATGTTTTATTATACTTATAGAAATTATTATAATATAGAATATATGAAATTACCCGAAGTCGTATTCGTAAAACATTGTCCAGATCTTGCGCCTGAGAGAAAAGTGTTTCTCGAGAAACACCTGAAGGAGAGAGTTCCCATCAAAGATGTTAGGTGGGTTGAAGATTACAACCATGACCACATATTTGTACAATGGTTGAATACAAAGTTAAACCTTCCATATGGTCCAAAATTGACAAGTAATTTTGTAAAGACTATCATGATAATGAAACAAATATTAGAAGGAAATATCCAGTCCAGTTTAATTATTGATGACGACTCTGTATTTTATAGAGATTGGGATTTAATATTTGAAAGTATACCTGATGAAATTGAAAGAATTGGTTACATAAACATGGGTACTTCTCCATTTTTTAATTATAAACCAAAACTCAAGGAGGTATATCAATTGCCAAATAACGGTGGTATGGAGGTTTTTTGGACTAATACTGAGTTTGCGCATGCATTTATAAACAATCTGAACATGGAAGAAGCTATTGATATTGTCATTCATGGAATGATGAGGAGTGCGGGTAAGCCATTATTAAATGTTCCAATTGCACACCAGACTTCCGATATAGAAAATAATAGTACTCTTGACCATAGTACACGAAAGTCTTCTAACTGGCAGGCTTATGTTATGAATTATACAGGTGTACCCAAACTAAATTTGGATACACTTTTTGATGAGTTCAAACAGTTTGAAGTTAGAAAGAAAAAGGTTGAAGATAAGTTTTATGAACTGTATGATAAGAGGGTTGACATTAAGAATGTTAAATATATTCTTAATAGCGACGAAGATCATAGAGTAAATATTATAGATTTTGGGTTAATTAGAGATGAGGTGAATATTTGATCTCCCATAAGCCCCTGCACTATATCCAAATGTAGATAAATCCGTCATGTCCCGATTACCAGCGGTTATAAATAATTCTTTACATGAAGCGAGTAAAAACCAATCAATATAACATGCAAGCCTTTGATCACGTGTAACATCATAGTTCTTGAGTGTGTCACATTTATACGTTAGAACAATGTCATGCTCAAGGGTTACAATTTTGTCAGGGAAACGTCTCTTAAACATATCTTTAATTTCACGACTGTCACTTGCTAAAAATATTTTACCTTCGGTATCTTGAACTATTTTCATAAACTTTTCAAGTGCACTATCCTTGGCAAAATACGCTGGTTTAATGTTTCCATTTTCATCTTTTCCGTGACAACCTATATCCTTAGAATCATTTGAACATGCACCTCTTCTAATATGCATTCCATATGTTAAACCATGCGGTAACCAATCTTTGTATTTATCAAGAATAGTTTGCAATTCTTTGGTTGGTTTAATAATTTTGTTAAGATTTGAATGAACATGTTGAAAATATTGGGGGTTTATAGCAATTCGTGGTTCGAACTTTTCCTCACTTTGATCATCAGTTATTTCAAAACCCTCAAACTCAACACCTCTGTCTACATCTAATAGACTCTTATATACACATGGTTTCGGGGATCTATAAACTAAATCGGATAGACATAGAGCAACATTACCCCATCCCATAGATTCTGGGAGGTAGAATGTCATTATATGTATATGATTGACTTTATCTTTAAACACTCAAAAACTTTTCTAGATCTTCACGTGTCTTTGTTTGCTTCCACCCCAAAGACTTCAACTTATCCGCACATATGTAATATCTACTATCATTAAATGGTCGATCCTCCACATAGGTAATCCAATCATCGTAATGTTCGGTTCCAATTATAGTTTTAATAATCATAATAGTTACATCCATAACAGATATTTCATCATCGGATGCTATATTGTATATTTCACCTTTGTTACCCTTATTCCATACGATATCAACAGCATTTACAACATCATCTACGTGCATAAAAGCGCGTTTTATTTCAGATGAACGTTTACCGTGAATTGTACAATTTTTACCCTCTCTTAGAAGCCTTTTAAACTTAGGGATAAGTTTTTCCGGATATTGATTTGGTCCATATACGTTGTTACATCTAATTATTTTGATATTCATATTGAAAGATTCAATGTACGATCTCACTATCATTTCCGCACCAGCCTTTGATGCGGAATATGGGTTTGTAGGTTTCAAAACACCCGCTTCCTCAGTAAAAGGTTTATCTGTAAGTGATTCACCGTATACTTCGTCGGTACTAAAATGTATAAACTCTACATCAGGAATATATTTTCTACACATCTCCACAAGTATATGTGTACCGTATGTATTGTCCATTGTAAAACTCAAGGGGTCAACAAATGAATTGTCAACGTGACTTTGAGCTGCAAAGTGAAACACGTAGTCAAACTTAAAAAAGTTTATAGTTCTCTCAACAAAATCGGGGTCACATAGGGAACCTTCAAATAAAAGAGCTGCATCTTTATCAACGTTGGAAACGTTGGAACAGTAGTCAATTTTATCTATATTCACAAATGTGATATCTGGATACCTTTTGTGCATGATATTTATGAAATTAGATGCGATGAATCCGCAACCACCTGTTACTAATGCATTAGGCATTTACTTTAGTAGCTGCAAATGTTTTAAGCAAATTACACACACGATCAATATCTTCAATGTCAAGTCCATGATGGGCACCCAAAAGGAAGCCGTCCTTCATGATTTTGTCAGCGTTTGTAAAGTCACCCAGGTACTCACGGAACGCTGGATGCCTCGTGATATTACCAGCAAATGTTACACGTGTTTGTACGTCATTTTCTTCCAAGTAATTAACAATCTCTAAGCGATCTGGACATTGGAAAGGGATAGCAAGCCAATTGGGAATCTGTGAATCATCTGGAAGGGTATAGTAGGGACAATCTTTGAGGTTTTCAATGTACCTCTCTACGTTCTCACGTCTCTTTCTTAAAAACCCTTCAAGTTTATCTAATTGGATGAGACCGAAGGCTGCGTTCATTTCACAAGCTTTGAGATGGTAGCCTGCTACACCATAGAGGAACTTCCAATCATATGGAATACCGTCAACAGAATGATTGAAACGTTCACTGGGCTCCTCGATGTTGTCACCGATACGCCCCCAGTCGCGAAACATTAGGGCTCTCTTGAGATGTTCTTCATCGTTAAACATCACCATACCACCAATACCACCAGCGGTGATAACATGACTTGCATAGAAGCTTGTGGTACTTATGTCAGTAGAAGGTGTATGAGTAATAGTGTCTGCAGAATCCTCAAATAGGATTACATTTGGAAAAGCTTTTCGGATAGCTGACCAATCTGGCATGTTACCAATTAGGTTTGGAAGTAGGAGGCACTTCGTATCTGGGGTAACTACCTTCTTGAGGTCTTCAACACTTGGTACATATGTGTTTAGACCTACATCACAAAATACAGGTTTGAGACCGAGTTGTACAAGAGGAGCAACTGTAGTAGAAAAACCACATGCGGGTGTTACAACCTCGGAACCTTTGGGTAGGTTGAGAGCACAGAGACCTAGGAGGATAGCGCTACTACCAGAGTTTACAAATAGACCTGACTTCTTACCAAAAAGATCAGCTACCCTTTTTTCAAACTCCACAGTACGATCACCAAACCCAGCGAGCCAGCCATCGCGAAGACAAGCCTCAACAGCCTTAATCTCTTCTTCACCATACGATTCAAACTTATTGGGTGCATACCAAACTTTCTTGGGCATTATAGCATAAAGAGTTAAGTATTCTTTAAACTATATGAAAGTTTGTATACTTGGTTCAAGTGGGTTTATAGGAAAAAATATATGGCAAGGAACAGATTGGACAGGTCTTACGAGACAAGATCTAAACTTACTGAATCAAAAAGCGGTAGATGAATATTTCTTGAATAATCATTATGACGTGGTTATACATTGTGCTGCAACCATAGATCAAGTGAGTAGAGGAACTACATATAAAAACATCCTTATGTTTGAAAATGTTGCGAGAGCATTCAAGGGTAAACTTATATATATATCAAGTGGTGCAGCTTTATTGGGGAAACCTCCAACGGATCCTTATGGTCTATCTAAATGGGTTATAGAACAAAGAATTAAGCATCTTCCAAATGTATATTGTCTTCGTATTTGGGGATGTTACGGACCCGGGGAACTTCCGTCGAGATTTAGCGCAAAATGTAAGAGAGATGGACATGTTGTAATTCCTAAGGATAGATTTTTTGACTTTGTGAGTATCAAAACTGTTCGTACCATTGTACACGAATATGTAACAAGCAAAAAGAAACTTGTTAAATATAGTGATCTAGTTTATCCTAAGAAAATGTTACTGTCTGAATGGGCTGATTTTTTTGGAGCAACCTATGAAATTCAAGATACTTCGGAACTGGGGGAATCTTACGTGTCTAATAGATATTTTACGACAGAGATTTAGTTCCAACCGAGTTTCTTTTTGGGTGGCACCGGAACAATCATATCCGATTCGAAATCAATGTAAGGTGTCATATTTTCAAGTGAGTTCCCAAACTCCAATTTAGGGTAAATCTTTTGCGTCTCTGGTATGGGAATATCTCTTAGAGTTTTCACACCATAGGCTTCTGCGATCTTTACAAAGTTTATCGTGTCACCAAAAAGATCGTTTTTAGACGTTGCTGTATATTTCGATTTAAAATAACTGTCTTGAAATTGTTTAATTATTCCATAACAACTATTGTTTAGAATAATGATTTCAATAGGTAAATTATACTTTTTGACAGTGAGAAGTTCTTGAATATTCATTTGAAAACCACCATCGCCAGCAATGCAGTATATTTTTCTAGTTGAACCGGTACCAATGGCAGCACCTATAGCAATAGGAAGTGCACAACCCATAGATGCGTTACTAAAATTCGTAAACAACATATTACTATCTCGCGTTTTAGCTGTTTGTAAAGTCCATACAAGATTACCTCCTATATCAGGTATAACTATACAGTCGTCGGGGAGATTTTCAAAAAATCCATCTAAATAGTCATAAACAACCGAGTCACCTTCACGTGTTTTTTCTTCACCGTATTTTATTTTCCAGTCGTTTATTTTATTATTCCATTCATGAGGAAATGTGTAAGGTTCATCACAATAGTAAATGTTAACATTATTTAAAAAATCTTTAGCATCACACGCTATACCAAGATCAATTTTAACACCCTTTTCTGGCATTTTATTGATTTCTTGTGCATCAACGTCTATCATAATTTTTGTTGATTGTGGAGAAAACAGTGCACCTTGTCCTCCAATTTGTCTACTATCAAGTCTACTTCCAATGGAAATAATGAGATCTGCGTTTTGTAAAGCATAGTTTGAACATCTATCCCCATAAACACCTAGTGAACCCACACGAAGTGGATGATCAGTTCCACATATATCAAACGCGCCCCAAGAAACAACAAATGGTATTCCAGTCTTTCGAATAAACTCCATTGCAGCTTCCTTCGCACCCGCCAATTTCACACCATGACCAAAAATTACAATAGGTCTCTTACTATCTTTGATATATTTCGATATGTTGTACAAAGGAGGGTTGCACCTCTTCTCTAGGGGTAACTCCTTTACCTCCCCCTCCATTTGAGACATTTGTAGATTTACGGGTAAATCTATGAGAACAGGTCCGTATCGGGGAGATTTAACTTTTACGATTAGTTCTTCGAGTATATCTTCAAGTTTAGACAATTCTGGTACATGGACAGATTTTTTGGTAACATCTTCAAACATTTTAGCGACAGGCATTTCCTGAAATCCACTTTGTCTTGGTTTTGAGTTGAAATTAGAAAGATCTTCCTTAGTGTTAACCTGACCGGTGATGAAAAAAGCTGGTATTGAGTCATACCAACATCCACATACACCATTTAGAATGTTTTGTACACCCGGACCACTTGTTACACACACACCTGCTATCTTACCAGAACTTCTATAATACCCTTCCGCTGCCATAGCAGCGGACTGTTCATGCTGAAAACAATAATATTTAACTTTGGGGTTTGAAGAAATAGCATCAATAAATGGAACAATCGATCCACCGGTTACTACAAAATATGTATCTATACCATTGAGGTATAAGGTATCTATGATATAGTCACAAGTATTCATATTTTATAGTAAAAGTAAATCTTTAATTATATGATTTAAAGTTTTGTAGAATATATACCATATATGATAGCTCTTGTAACAGTTCATGATCAAAAGTATGAACCACTCGCTGAATGGACTTTACATAAAAATAAAAAACAGTACTGCCAAAGACATGGGTATCAACTACATTACTCGGGTGACGGTGGTGCCTCTATCGCAGGAAAACCATTTATGGCCAAGGCTAATCCACCCATACCAGACACACATATTCCTATAGGTTGGGGTAAAATTTATGTAATCCGAAAAATTATGCAACAACACCCAGAAGTTGAATGGATTTTTAACACAGATACGGATGTCATGATTACAAATATGGATATCAAAATTGAAGATATTATCAAAGAACACGCAGGTCCAAATATTCATATGTTAATTCCTGCTGATTGTAACGGAATTAACTGTGGTAACATGCTTATTAGGAATAATGCGGTTGGAAAGGCTTTTATAAATACGATTATAGCTGGTCTACCTGTATATAGACACTGGTATCTATACGAGAATCAACTCATTCAAGATATGTTCATGGGAACTCATTTACGTGAAAATGGATTTAATCCTGGTGGATCTCTATGGGCAAGTGTGGGTAGAGTTATTCCACAACGTGTTATGAACTCTTATGACTATTCCAATCTACCGCTTCTCAAGAACAGACCTAATTACAAAGATATTCTTGGGAACGATGGAGAATGGGAAGAAGGTGATTTTTTAGTTCAGTGGCCCGCAACCAGTCTTGAGTATAGGATTAATGTAGCTAAAGAGACTCATAATAGGCTCTTTGGCGATCCTGACGCTCAATAGTTTTAATATGCCAAAGTGCAATAAGAGGTTTAGCCTCTAACATAGCAGTTTTCTCTGGAGTAGATCCAATAAGTTTCTCATGAAGATCGTTGGACCATTTGATTTCTCCATTATTTTTATAGTACCTACCTTGATAATCTGGCCAGTTTACCCACCCCATTTCATTAAGGTTGAACTTATAATCGGTAACCCAATCGGCGGTATAACCGGGGCAAATGTTAATTCGTGGAATAAACATAATGTCACCCTCAAAGGTTTTAATATTGGTAAGAAGTGCCTCTTGTGGCATTTCATCGGCATCAATAGCGAAGATGTAATCACCGGTACATTTACTAGCATGATAGTTTCTATGATCGGAAAACTTTCCATCAAACTCTCGTTCGTTAACTACAATCTTATCATCGTATGACTTAAGGACATCCCTAACTTGGGGTGTTACCTTTGTAGAATCAACAAGGATGTTAATTTCATCTTCCTCATCCTTGACCTTTAGAAGAAAGTTGATCAAAGAGTTAATTTCACGATCTTCATTACAAACACAAATAGCGTAGGAAATCTTCACCATTATATAAGTTAAAGTGAAGACCCCTTTAAATAGTATAAATGAAATACATTTCATATTCGTTATGGGGGGATAACAAAGTTTATACTTATGGTATTATTGAAAATGTTTTAGACGCGAAGAAGTTTTATGAAGGATGGATTGTAAGGGTTCACTACAACGACACCGTTCCCCAAAATATCATTGATTGGCTCAAAAAACAAGATAATGTTGAAGTTGTTCATCATCCGGGTACAAAGACAAAGGCTTCAAATACTCTATGGAGGTTTGAGGATCTTTTCATCAAAGATGCTACAACAATTGTCCGCGATGCTGATTCCAGAATTACTCAGAGGGAAGTGGACTGTGTACACGAGTGGTTAGATTCTGATAAGGATTTTCATATTGCACGTGATCATAAACATCACACGTGTCCAATTATCGCAGGTGCATTTGGTTGCAAAAATAACTGTCTCGAATATATTGGTGTTCTCAGTGGCTCTAGAAATGTAAATCAATGTCCCCTCCGGTTTGCTCCCGGTTTAGAACTGATGCAGTCCTTTCTTCAAAATTTACCAGAATCACGTGATGTTTATATCGTTGATCAAATGTTTCTATTTGCATATGTATACCCATATGTAGCTAATAAAAGTATGATCCACTGCAGTCACAATGCATATGAACCATTTGCAAAAAAGTTAGATCCGATTGAAACGGGATTTATGGTTGAAGTTGTAACAGACTGTCCCAGAGCTGCTGAAATTATGGGAGATAAAGAGACTTCATTTGAACGGAAAGGAGCGTATTAAAAAATAAAGTTGTAGTAGATATAAGTATGGATAATCACGCCGAAATAAAAGATAAGTGTGACGGTCTTGATACACGATTAGAAGAACTCGCGGCTGATATAAGAGATCTTCCGACAAACTACAAACTTATAAGTAAATATAATAACATAGATGACGATTTACAAAAAATGTATGACTGGTATCATACAATGAAAGACGTATTAAAGCAATACACTCAAGAAAAGCAAATAGTTGAAGCCAAACTTGAGCAATTGGATACCCAAACTAAATCCCTAAATAACGAAGTTCAAAATCTTAAATTACAAGAGTTTTCTCATGACCAACACGGAGGCTCGTATTCACAATTACCTCGTATCCAGCGTCCGTAATATTTTTACAGAATGCTACATCCTCTGAACACATATCTCGTAATACAGTCCCATCTTCAGTTTCCATTTCTATAAGTGGATAACTAAAGTATGGATATTTAAGATCTTCTATCACACCTTTACGACATGCAAAGAATCCCATTCCGTTATACGCAACTTTCATATATTTTTCAAATGTATCAGTGTCCTCAACTTTTAGAAAATCAAATGTTCCAGATTTCTTAAATTGATCCATATCCCACTCCTTAACAGCCGCGTAATGTTTGAGATCGGTCATACGATACAATCCTGACACAACTGGGTATTTATCCGTGTCTTCTACGAGTTCAATTATATTTTCAGGTGTAAAAAATATATCAGAATCTATGGTTAGCCACACATCATAATCACTCTTACCATTGAATGGCTTTTGATCAGCTCCTCTCAATACATCTAAACCGAGGGTTTTCATTCTTGAAAATGGAACGAAACTTGAATATTCATTTACGAGTCTGATTTTATATCCACTTTGAATGAGTGTTATAAGTGTCTTTGACCAATTTGTTAGAAATGAACCTGAAAACTCACGACCCGGTAATGCAATAACCAAATTCTTCATTACTATTTATACGTTCAATACTTTAAGCACTTCATATACAGCTGGATGTCTAACAATATCACGTTCATCCATTTCTACATGCTGAATATAGTCACAATCCATACCAGATAGTTTATATGTAAGATAAGAAAGACCGTTTTCTTCACTGAGATCGGATTGATCAAGATCACCGGTAACAATTAATTTAGTATCATACCCGATTCTTGTGAGTAAAAGGCGCATCTGGTTTGGTGTGGCATTTTGCATCTCGTCAGCTATAATGACAGTGCTGTCAAATGTACGACCTCGCATATATCCAAGTGGTTCAATAGTAATGCAACGATCTATTTGGTTTATGGATAGATACTTCTCGAAAATATCAAACATAGGTCTCGTCCATGGCTCCATTTTCCTCTCCATATCCCCTGGGAGGTAGCCCATATCTTCATCGGCTGATACGATTGGTCGTGTTAAGATAACCTTACCTCTACCATATCCTTGAATATGTTCCATGGCAATCTGACATGCGAGCATGGTTTTACCTGTACCAGCTGGACCCGTACCAATAACAATTGGCTTTTGTGACCTAAGAGCGAGCATATATTTACATTGACCGGGTGTTTTGGGAAACTCCATATAATTTAATAGATAATTATCTCTAAATAATAAACACAAAGATATGGATAAAATATGTTTTCCCGCCAATAAGTTTAAAAGATACAATCTAAATATTTTCAACTGTATATATTAAGATGGAGGAGTACCTCTTCATTCAAATGAAACCTACCAGAGGTTTTTTGAGTATTACAGATCCAAACAAAAAGAGTAGGTTTATGTGTTTCAAGGAAAAGAGAACCGCTGAAACTGTTGTAGATTATGTAACAGCATTTAGATCAAATTATGGATATTGGCCTAGTATGGACATGTCCAAACCTGTAAAAGTAATAGAAAGTAAAGTTAGATTCAAACCCAGATCTCCTTACGAATTGAGGAATTATCTCACAATTGACACTTTTGATTACGATACGATATTTAACATGGCGAGGAGAACAAATGTATCCTTCTTTTGTGTAGATAATTTTGTACATGTACCAAATGGAAAGCATCAACATTTCATGAACTTGACTGGACAAGAATGGGATGGTGAGGCAGATCCAGTTGAATTTGCGCAGCTAATGGAGTTTAAATATCAAGTTGAAGATTAATTCCAACCTTTAAAATTAGTAAATTTTTGTTTAGCACCCTTTACATTAATTGTAACTTTAGAAGGTTTTTCTTCACCAACTGCGTGCATGGAAGCGAAAAGTACTATTAAATATAATCCCATAGATGGAACATCACCCGGAGATAAAGAATCTCCTATGTTTATTTTTTTATCACCTTCCTCCCAACTCTTTTTAGCGACTAACTTTCCATCTTTAAACTCAACCATTGTTCCAAAGTGTTTTAGCATTGGGTGTTCTGGATCCCATTTATTATCCCAAACTTCGTCTATCACTTTATCCATCAAGGATTTGTCGTTTTTATCAGTTATACCTACAAGTGTACCATCATCATCATATTGTTCAACGTACCAACAATCATGATCACCACCCGGACAGGATTTGTATTCGGGTGATTCTGCATCAAAATTGTAAACATACGCAAAACCATTTTCAGGTTTTTGTTCATACGATGAACAAAACTCGGGTTTGTCACCATCACCTTTGCATTGGTGTACTTCGGGTAATTGGATGTACCCTTCAGTTTTTGATTCACCTTTATTTAACTCAGCTCCTTCTTCTGTAATAACGAGTTCTCCTTTGGAGGATGAATCATCTGAAGACGATTCATCTCCTTGACTCATGAAATAAAACACGAGAACACCGACAAGTATGAGTAGTAAGACTACACCTGCTATAACAATCCCTTGAGACATCTTTACATCTATATCAGAAAAAAAAATGTAATACTTAAAAATATCATTTGTTGTATACTAAATATGTGTGGCATCATAGCTCTCTTTGGTGAGGATGTGGAAAATTCATCCCACCTACTTACTCACCGAGGTCCTGATGACTTCCAAACAAAAACACTTGGTAAATGTCGTATGGACTTTTATCGTCTCTCTATCAATGATTTAACCGATGCCGGGATGCAACCATTTAGGGAAGGTAAACATATGTTGGTATGTAACGGTGAAATTTATAATCACAGGGAACTTAGAACTGGTTCTGAAAAGAGTACAAGTGATTGTGCCGTACTTATACCTCTTATTAGAAAGACGGGTATTATGAATGCAGTAAAACAAATTAATGGTGATTTTGCACTTGTTTTTACTGATGGTAAACGTATCATAGCCGCTCGTGATCCTGTTGGTGTACGCCCCTTGTTTTACACCCGTTATGCCGAAGATTCAATTGCTTTCGCGAGTGAGGCTAAAGCACTTCTAAGATTGGGAGCTAAGATTGAGATTTTTCCACCTGGTCATATATATGATTCATATCTTGATAGTTTTGTGTGTTATCATACTGGTTACTACCCCGTATTTAAAGTTACAGACCCAGTGAATCATAAACATATTCGTGAAGTGCTTGAAACTGCTGTACATGAACGCATAAATAATACTGAACGTGACATAGGTTTCCTACTATCCGGTGGATTAGATAGTAGCCTCATCGCTTCCATCGCCACAAGAAAGTTGGGTAAAATTAAGACATTTTCTATTGGTTTAGAAGGAAGCCCCGATTTGGTAGCTGCGAGGAAAGTTGCAAAATATTTGGACACTGATCACACGGAAGTAAAGTTCACTATACAAGAAGGACTTACACATCTGAACGATGTGATACATTCACTTGAATCCTATGATACAACCACTGTTAGGGCAAGTACACCTATGTGGCTTCTTTGTAAGTACATTAAGGACCACACGTCATGTAGGTATATATTTTCCGGTGAGGGGAGTGATGAGATTTTGGGTGGTTATCTCTATTTTCACAATGCACCTGGAGTTGAAGAGTTTGCACTTGAGAATATGAGACGTCTCAAGCTTATTCACCAATTTGACGGTCTTAGAGCGGATCGTTGTGCAGGTGCTCATGGATTAGACCTCGTTGTTCCGTTTTTGGACAAGAAGTTTATTGATTTCTGTATGCACATTAATCAAAATCATAAGATGGACAGGATTGAAAAGAAGATCTTGAGGGAGGCATTTGAGGGGTACCTACCTAAAGATATTTTGTGGAGACGAAAAGATGGTATGAGTGACGCAGTTGGTACAGACTGGGTCACAGAGATTAAGAAGTACGCTGAAGATAACGTTGATGACTCATGCTTTAGGGATACTAAGGTTATGTCACATGGTCATAATACTCCTTTGACGAAGGAAGAGGCTTTGTACAGAACCATCTTTTGGAAGATGTATGGACGAGATAGTGACCATTTGATCTCCGAAATATGGAGACCTAAATGGACAAAAATTAAAGATCCGAGTGCGCGTCTACTTATAGAAAAGAATCCTAACTAATATAAACATGGCTGAGGTCTTTGTTAAGAAATTCAATTGTAAGGATGAGAAACACGTTATGTGGCTCAAAGAGGTTGGGTCGGGTATGGCAAAGGTCACAGCAGGTGAGCGGTATGATATTACTACTGTAGTTAACGACAATCCTATACCAGGTAGACCCAAGATGGCAAACCCTATGGATTGGGCTTATATACATTTTCAGTTGGCAATGAAATATACAAACGCGGTTTTAAACGGTGACGCCTTCATCCCCTCTGGAAAAAAGGATGTACTCTTCGATAGTAAAATCTCTAGGGTCTGAGTTTTCATCCATTCTAATCAGTAAAATTGGTCCATACGTTTCTTCGGTATCGAATGGTGCAGGCAACGTATTATTATTTACAAGTTCACTATGTACAGGTTTCATTATAACAACATCCAGGTCTTCCCATTGACCAATAAATGTGGCAGGTCCACCTAATCTTAAAAATATTTCGTTTTTACTTGGAGCAATATCAAGGTCTATTTGTTCTATATCACCCAATTGTTCTTTTATCAGTACAGCCAAAGTCATCTTAGAATCATCTTACAAAAAAATATCAATAGAATGTAAATGATGAAACTGTCTAATAAAAATACACGGGTTATTTTACTGGTTATAGCAGTGGTTGGTATCTACTTCCTTATGAAGAATAAGGAATTATACATCCCTCGTGAGTCTGCGTACAAATATGGAACTGTTGACACTAATCCTGCGCGTCGCACCTCTCAATTCTTTGACAATTGTTCGCCTGAAAATATGGCTGATTGTAAGAGAAATAATCCTTACGAAGGTTTACCACTCCCCTAAGTCGCTTAAAAACATAGTTAAATCTTAAGTTAAGAATGGAAAACTCAACGCGTCAATTTGCGATTGACCGCATCTCAGCTCTCCTCGAGATTCCTAAAGATGATACCATCTGTATAAATCTCGAGAAGAACATACTAAACTACGCTACTGAACAGGCGCGAAAAATCAATCAACAACCCGCATGGGATAACCATAAATATACCGGGATGTATAAACAGAAGTTTCTTCAGATTCAACATAACTTGAAGAACTCACCAGTTTTAAAGGGGTGGATTATTGATAAAAAAATTAAAACTAAAGATGTGATTGATATGCGCCCAGAAGATCTTTGGCCAGATGGACCCTACGCTAAAAAGATGGAAGACAGGATTATAAAGGAGATGAGAAAGGCTTACTTGGCGAAAGAGAGTAAAAATCAAGATGGTTTCTTCAAATGTGGGCGTTGTAAATCAATGAAAACGACCTATTACCAGATGCAAACGAGGTCCGCTGATGAACCCATGACTGTGTTTGTGAGCTGTCTCAATTGTGATAAGAATTGGAAGTGTTAATGTAATACTTAGAATCTGTCCAGTCCGTTGGCATATCACCAACTGATAGAATATAGTTATAGCCCAACTTCTTTTTCATGACAGTTTTTGTTTCTGCACTCGTAAACCCCAAATAATGATAAGGTATTCCATGGTTTTGTAGTTGTTTGATGGTATATTCAATAACAGGTGGAATACCAGCTCTCGCCGTTATAATGATAATACGATACCCCAAATCTTTCATTCTGTGTAGTAAATTAATAATTGGTGTATTCGGAGTTCCATTTGTCCATATAAGAGTGTCATCTATGTCAAACATAGCGGCATCATTTTCGCCAGCTGGACCTATCATTAAAGTTATTAAAGATTTAAATACTGTGATGTTTAGTATGATCGTAGACGTTAGTTGTGATGATGGATCAATCCAGATTGCTCGTGTAGTACACGAACATGCTGGTATGTTCGCAATAAACTTTTTAGAAGTAAAGAAGGTGGGTATTTATGATTTTTCATCTAATACCGAACTCGTATCAAAGGAATCTGTTTCTGGATTTTATGATGTAGATAATCTTGAAGATACAGATCTATATGTAAAGGTTAACAATGGTTACGAGTTGATTGATGACAGCGAAGACGAAGACTACACCGGCTCCGAGGATGATGATGATGAATCCGAGGATGAATCCCTTGTAGACGAAGATGAGAATGAGGAGGCTTAAATAATATAATCGTTTTAATTTTATGGAGTGCCCAGTGTGTTACCAAGAACACACTGGATATAAACTCAATTGTGGACATTCTTTTTGTTATCAATGCATTTCTCATTGGTACCAAGAATACGAATCGCGTACATGCCCAATTTGCCGCCAAGATATATTTTTTGATACAAGGGAAGTTCACGTAGATTGTGAACGTAACTCGTCAATTGATGATTATTTACAGTTTCATGAACTGTTAGATAAGTATAGGGGTCTACATATAAAAGATATAGAATACCTAAGCTGTCAAAGTTGGGTGAGAAAAGTAACAGAATATAGAGCTAAGAACCCATCTCATACTAAATATACATTCTATGGACTTCAAGGAACCCAAAAAACGTGTTACCAAAAACGACAAGAAAAACAAGAAACAGGTGTATTCGCAAAAGTGTCTACGCCTTAAGGTTGATTTTTTGGAGAAGCAAACTCAAACCAGAATGTTGAAACAGGAACCACGATAAGTATTATAAAGGCTGCTGCAAAGGGTAGCATCTTACTTAAGGTTTTGAAAACAATATAGATCAACTAGAAGTGATGGCTCCTTATTATCCACCCAACGCTCATTATTCTCAAATGGATGTCAGTGATTATGACGAAGATCACATTTTCGCATTCATCGGTAGGACTGGGAAGCGTTTCTACTGGTTGACCAAGTTTCTCGAACTTGATTACCTCTGGTACGATAAGGAAAGGAAAGTTGTAGAAATGTGGGGACCATATCACACTCACGTCAACAACCAATCTGAGCATGTCATCAGATGTGAATTGGATTTTTTCCAACCTAAGTTAGAGAATAGTTCTTCAATTCATAAAGATGAGTGTGTACAAGCGACCACTGCCCAGGCATAGGGTTCATCACGCACCCGGTTCCTACCTAAAAGCCAATCCACCAGAGGGTAGTATGTTACACAGTATAATCACCCCGTGCAACACAAAATATTTTAATTGTGTACGTGGACCGGTGTACAAGCAAGATGACTATCTTAAGGGATTGGAAAAAAATAACAAGGAAATGGGCATTCCTTACAAAGACCCACAACTACCAGAATATGTCCACGTTCCTCCGGTGGAACGTGTCAAAGAACCTGAACTCACTTTCGTGGATAGGGTTTATATGAAAATGAGATTTCTTAAAAATGGAACGGTGCGGATAAAATTGGATCCTTCCTTTGCTATACTATATGAGAAATACTATAGTAAAGGTAAAATACCACCTCAAAAGAGTATAATTCAGGCTTATAAGTCTATGGGTTTCAGTTCCGAGTTTCAGGAAAAAATAAAAAAAGGTTTTCTTAAAAATGTTGAACAACAAAAACGAAGTGAAAAAGTGATAAATAGTGTGTTCAATAAAGAACCTGTAAAAAAACCAAAAACGAAAAAGAAAAAGAAAGAGGAAGAGCCGGTGGAACAGGAAGAACCACTGGAAATTGTCGAAGAGCGGGAGCGGGAGGAGGAGGACGAGGAAGAAGATGACCCTGCACCGGAGGATGAAGGAATGGATGTGGAACCAGTGGAGGAGGATGAGGAAGTTGAAGAACCCGTGGAAGAGGAATATTTATCAGACTAATTACGTTTTAAAGGTGGAACCCTAACACCCAATGATCGAAGTGAATGTCGCTTTTCCCGTGAAAGCTCGGTATCTGGATCTCTCTGGTATTCCAACCATATAAAAAGATCTGGCGTTCCGTCTATTTCTGAGAGTATATTAAGGTGAGTGTGTTTTCTACGAAAATCATTTAATCTGGTAAACATTGTAATCCAGTGATCTTCCGAAGGACATACCCATTCATCTTTATTTGAAGGGTTTTCTAGATAGTGAATAGCACGGTTTAAGAATATATCATAATATTCATTGTAATCATAGTCCCTAACTTCATTCAATGGTGGATCAACTAACAACTCCAACTCAATCAATTCTATTGGAAAAGCCCACTGTATCATTTCAATCGCGTCAGTGCTTGACATGATATACCGTATCATATCTGCAGTTAACAAACTACGTTCCCGTTTTTTCTTGTTCCTATTATGATTTTTACGGTTTACATTAAGATACTCCTCTCTACAAAGTTCAAAAGAATTTTCTATAATCACTTCTTGAAGTTCAATAGGCAACGCATTCCACAAAGACTGTTGACTCATATTCCTTATTTTTTATTGATATTTTTATTTAAAGATATTCATATAATAAATTATTAGTATGAGTGAAGAACTACAAATTTATGTTGTATTTCATGAAAAAATTTTCGATGAATGTTATGAAGATATACCACAAGATATACTTGATAAGTATTTCACATTTATCGCAGTAAATGAAAAAATTGATAAGATATATACAAAGTATAAGTACAAAGTTGTTAACGAATGGGAACTACCTAAATATATTGATCAATTTCAATTGAAAGGGTACAAAGAGAATTCAGCTATTTTTCATGTTATGTTTAATGACATGCACAAGAAATACAATTACATTGGATTTTGTCAGTATGACATGAAATTTACGATGAGTGCTATAAACACTATAATTAACAATATAAAATCCGAATCGGTGTGTTTGTATCTAGAAGCTGGTAACTATCAGTACTGTGCAAAAGAGACGTGGAATGAACCACCCGTAATGGCATATCTTATATCCCATTATAATTTTTTTTATAACAAACCTTTCACTTTTAGTACGTCTGATATTTACCCCTTATTCAATACTTACATTATACCAGTTAAAACATATGAAAAGATAATGCCATGGGTTTCATATCAATATAATAGAATTGCTTCGATTGTAATGCAAGAACATTTTGGTCACTTGGCGGGACTGTATGAAAGAATAATGGCTTTTGCAATCGGAGAAGAAAAATTGAATATGATTAAACTTGATGTTAAACATGATCACATGTATAAAAATAGCCTAAGTGATACACAAACATTATAAACTTACTTTAAAATGTTCATCACCCACGTCACTGTCGGTGATCTCATCCTTGAAAGATCCACCTTTTGGAATCTAAAAGAAGCATCAAATTACGCACGTGAAGCCGCTAACAACAAAATTTGGGAGTTTGGTGACAATCAAATCTACTACGGAGACGTTCAATCTTTTGTTTATAAACCAAAGTTGTGTGTAACTTCTGATTACATTGATGAACATATTCTTTCTTTCTCTCCTTCCAGAAGAAATCGCCGTAATGTCATGCGACCAGCACGTGGTTAAAATACAACTTGAGATTACACAGATGCTTTACATGGCTTGGCATTTTGCACAACAAGAAGACTATGTCACACAAAATGCACCACTAACTAAGGATGGAACTCGTCGCGGCTACAAGCCTGCTCACCCCAAGCATCCCATGACTATGTGGGTTGCAACGAGTTTGGAAAACTATATGTACGCGTGTAAGATTGGTATTGCACTCACCCTTGAGTACACGCGTAGATATGGAAAAATACACACATGTGCGAGACACCTCATGTGGCTTTGGGACAACCACCCTTCCCACTTTGAAGAGAGGCGTAGTGAGAAGGCATTTTACTCCAAAGAGGGTATACCCGAATGTATGCCCGAACAGTATTGGTCGGAGAATGTTGTGGATGCTTACCAAATGTACTATATGATGGAAAAAATGAGTTTTGCTAGATATAATGTAAAGGGCTGCGAAATAAGTACATCTTCTCGGGTCTTCTAATTGGTTCTTCAGTGTATCCAAACTCTTTGAGTATTTGGGGTACTATACTATTTTTATAGTCAATTAGTTCTACCAATATTGTTGGTAAGTTTTTTGTTATTACTTTCTTCGCACCCTCTAAAACCTGTGGTTCGTGACCTTCTACATCTAATTTTATAAAAGACACCTTACCTTTATTATAGTAGATATCATCCAAACGACGGCATGTAACCACCGTTTTACTTGATTGATCTGTACCTTCGTCTACATGTATAGAAGTTCCACCATAATTTCGCAATCCCGTAGTTTTGACTTCATTTGGTAAATACATATAAACGGATTCAGAATTGTTTGAAAGTGCTACAGGTATAGAGTGTATTTGATGTTTCAAATTGTTATTTTCAATATTTAAGTCTACTATTTTGTGATATATAGGTTCAAATGCATAGACAGGACCGTAATCTGAAAACATCAATGAATTGTAACCTATATTTGCCCCTATATCAAATATCTCAGTTCCAGGTGTGTAATATTTTTGAATATCTTCCCTCATCCATCCATCCCACTCACAGCCCGCATTTATAGTAGGACCTATATACTCATCATTTGCTATAGTGAATACGTTATATTTACCATTGTTCGTATTTTTTAAATTGAGATGGATGTTACTCATGCGTTATAAAGTTATTTAAACTTTATATAATATAATATAAAGATGCTTGGAAAGATTTACGGGTTTCGTTTATTTACTAACCCCCTGAAAAATCTCAGTGATAGCGATGTAGCAGCTTGTCGCGATCCTTATATAGAATGTCCTGGTATGGATAAAAATATGCGTCAATGTCCCTATGCATTTTCTGATGATGATAATAAATTGACCGAACCATCTGAACTCTGTACATATTCTACAATATTAGCTCATTATTTTTATTGGGATTATACAAGCAAAGTTATAAAAGAACATGATAAAGATTGTACACTTCAACTGTATCTATCTATTAGCACAAGTGATATACACCCACACACTGTTGAACTTATAAAAAAAAACTTTGATAATGTTATAGTACCATTTAAATATACGAAAAATATTTTAGATAAACATGAAATAAAATGTGAGTATTCTAATTCGTATACACTACCATATTTATGTGAAAATAGTTTGGTTATACCAAAACAAAGGAATCCTGAAGAAATTATATTTTACTACAATGATATAAATAACTACACTACAAATGTAATTAATATGACAAAAGTTTTTTCTAAAGCTTTGAAAGGAACAAAACATTTTTTAATTATTCGTTCAGATCATGTCGATAACTTAGTAAAGAGTCCTAATATTAAATATTCAGTAGATACCATAGATAAAAATGAGCAGATCGGTATATATAATATATGCGACTATGTAGTATCCTTTTCTAGACACGCGAATGTAAGTACAAATATTTTAGAAGGGAAACATTTTAATAAACCTATAATTGCACACGATCAAGGTTCATATACAGAAATGAAAGATGAAAATTGGATTACACTTCCATCTAAAGAGGTCCCTACAGTAAATTATTACGATGGAATAGATACAGATGAAAATGATTTTGAAAGAACCTTTTATGGAAATTGGTGGGAAATTGACTATGAAAAGGCTGAAGAAATTATTAGAAAGTTAGTTAAAACTTAAATCTGTATACTACAAAAGATGTTTAGTCTCTCAGCTAAATTACCCGTAGCTCCTCCGGTTACCGTAGAGAAAAAAGAGAGAGTATATCACCCAAGGACATATAGTGATTTTGTAAAGAGTATCAAGAATAATGAACTTCCGAGAGTTGTCGTAAAACCTAATCAAAATATCGCCCTCTATGATGATGATGAGGGAAACTATGGAGACACTCAAATTGTTCAAACTGAACAGCTTTGGCAAACTCTTATGGAAAGTGATACAAATGTTATGGTTGATATGTCTCAACCTACTTCTCTGATTGATTACTTGTCTACCTTTTTCCTAATTTCCCTTGCCGTTTTCCTGTTTCGTGGTATATTCAGTGGACAGGGTGGTCAAAATGGACCTATGGGTAATCCTTTCCTAAAGAATAAGGACTTTAAAGCGGAGGAAGATATAGAGACCCGTTTCAAAGATGTTGAGGGTATTGACGCAGCCAAGGATGAACTCGAGGAGATTGTAGATTTTCTTAAGAAGCCCGAACGTTATTTTGGGAGCGGGGCCAGGATCCCCCGCGGAGCTCTTCTTGCTGGTAAGCCTGGTACAGGTAAGACTCTCCTTGCTCGTGCTATCGCAGGTGAATCTAATGTTCCGTTCATACAATGTTCTGCGGCGAACTTTATTGAAATGTTCGTCGGTGTTGGAGCTAAACGAGTACGAGATCTCTTTGAGGTTGCTCGCGAAAACCAACCTTGCATTGTCTTCATTGATGAAATTGATGCCGTCGGTAAACAACGCGGTGCGGGTGGCATGCCATCTAATGACGAGAGGGAACAAACCATTAATCAACTCCTCACAGAAATGGATGGATTTGACAATGAGACTGGTATCGTTGTCATTGCAGCTACTAACCGAATTGATATCCTTGATGATGCACTGCTTCGCCCGGGGCGTTTTGACCGTAAGATTCAAGTTGGTCTCCCTAGTGTCAGAGGTCGTAAGAAGATTTTGGGAGTGCATGCACGTGATAAGAAGCTCGCGAGTAATATCAACCTTGAAAGCATTGCTAAGCAAACTACAGGATTTTCTGGGGCTGAACTGGCAAACCTTCTCAACGAGTGCGCTATCCGTGCTGTCAGAGACGGCGACGGGACAATTACTACAGATATCGTGGAAAATGTCTATCAACGCGTCGTCGTCGGCGCGAAGGGTGATACGAAGTTTTCCCAAAGGAAGAAAGAACTTGTAGCCTACCACGAGGCTGGTCATGCCATAGTGGGTGCTATTCTCCCAGACTATGACACCGTTCGCAAGGTCTCAATCATTCCACGTGGTGGTGCGGGTGGTGTAACCTTCTTCCAACCCTCTGAGGAGAATGCTGAGTCAGCTATGTATACCAAGGAGTATCTCATTTCTCAGATCACCGTGGCTCTCGGTGGTAGGGCTGCTGAGGAGATCATCTACGGAAAATCTCGTATAACAACGGGTGCTTCGGGTGACTATGCCCAGGTATACACGATTGCTCGTGAGATGCTTACCACATATGGCTTTAGTAAGTACAAGTTTGACTACCGCAATATGTCCAGTGAGGCTTCTAAACTTGTTGACCTCGAGATTAACAGCCTTGTTACTCACTGTTACGGTGAGTCTTTAGGTATCATTGAGGGAAACCGTGAAAAGCTTGAGGAACTCAAGGACAAACTCATTGAAGATGAGATTGTTGATGGTGATTGGGTCTATGACCTGATTGGTCGTGACAGGTGCACATCAATTGACTGCTCGGTCAGTTTTGATTAGACCACCCTAGAAAACAGGTAATTACGACAGGTATACTTATCGTATGAACCCATCTTTCTATTTTTAAAAATCGTTTTCCCCTCCATTTCCAAGGTGATGAGTACATTTTTACTTGGAAGTGGATACACAACGTGATCTATATATTCATCAGTCATGGGTCCCAGTGATATTTCATAAAGTTCTTGGTTCTCTTGATTCTCAAATTGTCCCTCTATACCAGCACCACTCGGTAACAGTATTTTACAGGTAGACATGAAGCATTTACAACTTGGAATCTTCTTAATCGTGAATTTTACGTGATGGTCTGTTTTATTGACTAATACCAGGTTGCGTTTGAGACCACACAATTTATGAATCCAACGACCCGGTAAATACGTGGGTCGTCTTTTTCGTTCGTTCATAGACTTAGTTTCCAATGCCATACTTCTATCCAGTAAACGCAGAGGTACGGGAGGGAGCTCGGGCTTTGGGGGAAGTTTAGGCTCTGACTCTGGCTTGGAAAACATATCAAGTACGAACCCAGTCATTTAAAGTAATATCATAAAATTATTTCTCAGTAAATTATAGAATGAATACAACTCAAAGAAGGAACAATGTTCTTCCCAAAAAGAAGGTTGATTTAATTAGCAAATTAGTTACACTTGTCCAGGAAGTAACAAAGGATATTGATCTGCAGCACTTTTTAATTTCTTTATATGATGAAACTGCGAATGATAAATATACTGGGGAATTATTCGGAGGTAAAAGTGTTGACATCGCCAAAAAAATTGTTGCCAGGCACGCGCAAATGTATTCAAAACCATACAGTCGGAATGCATCAAAAGGATTCTTTAGGGGTCCAATCAACGGTCCCAGTATGGAATTTAAATTCAAAACTGAAGGAGATCTGTTAAACTTTGCGTTTTTAATGTATTTGGATATGAAGCACGATGAAACTATTTCGGCAAGTGTCGATGATTCTAATGGAAAAAAGGTTTTGAAGCCCGTAAGTTTTGAAGAATTTTGTGGTGAAAAAATAGTTGTGAAAACAAAAAACAATAATAAATCTTATGAATCACCAGTTTACATGTTATTTGGTAGGGCTCTTGTTACTAAAAATAAACCACTTGTAAAAACACCATTCATAAAAAAAATTGAGGCTGTGATAGAAGGTGCTCGGGGACACGCTGAAACTGGAGTCAAACAAAACTTCATGAATATTTACGGTAGAAGCCTTTTAACCAAAGAAGTTGACGCTGATAAATCTCGGGTTGGCAGTAATTTCTTACCCGATGGTCATAACGGATTTATTAGTGTAGATCAGGAAGATAAGACTGCTACCATAACACGTTTTATAGATAAAACTAAATATGAGCGGGAGTCTAATAAGGCTCGTGTAGCAGTTTTATACCCCATCGTATCAGTTGCAAATCTAATGGATCCAGGTAAGAGGATGCTTATCGAAAGTGCTAAAGAAGACACTAAATATTCGATGCTTGCACAGGGGTTTGGTAATGTCAATCCTTCAAATAAAAATATAAATACAGATGCGATTATTTCCAGATTGGCGTGGAATTACAAAAAACCATCATTTATATTAAGACAACCAGATGGTACTGGTACTGCACTTGGTGCGTATTATACGCCCCGGGCGATAACAGGTTCTAACGGAGCCACGGGAAAAGGGTATGCATACATTGTAAAGCGTGGAAATGCTAAAAAGCCAAATGCTAACAAGCCAAATGCTAATAACGCGGTTACAACATATAGATTGGATTCTAATATGTCAAAAGAAAAGGCAAAATCTGGAACAACCGGTGACAGATTAGCAAAGTTTTTTGGTGATTTTTACCAGGCTCTTACAGTAATTTCTTATATAAAATACAATGAAAATGAAAAATACCATTTTGCGTTAGGAACTGGTGATGCTATGTTGGCAAACATCTTTATGTTTATGTCTTCAATAGGGGATAGTTCACCTAATCTTTTGTTTGCTATGTCTGTACAAGAAAAACTTAAAATTTATGGTGAAATAACCAATAGTATACGGGTCAAGAACTTGGCTGTACGAGCTGTAACACGCATGACTGAAGCGAGTCCTTCTCCAAATAGACCTCAAAATAGACCTCAAAATAGATCTCAGAATAGCCGTTTAAACTCTATTTTAGAAGGGAGTGGAAACAGTGCTAATACTGCTACTTCTCGAAATAGTACCGCCAGTTCTGGAAAGAAAAATGGAAATAAAAATGGAAATAAAAATGGAAATAAAAATGGAAATAAAAATGGAAATAAAAATGGAAAGAACGGTGTTGCGGCACCTAAAGCTACCCGAATACAAGTGACTAATGCAACCATCTCCCAGCTAGGAAAAAGGAAGAGAGCAAATAACGGACCTCCACCCGTGAGAGGTCCTAACGCACAAAGTGGTGTTGGTTCAAGGAACTCTATTGTGGGTAACAAAAAGAATAACATTAACAATAATGCGTCGTTCTCCGGAAACTCACAGCCAAATAATAGAGCTAAAAAGCTAAAGATTAATGTTAATGTAGCACAACGTAAGAAGTTGCTTAAAAACCTAAAAAGTAAAAGGGTCCCCAACCGTACGATAGAAAGTTTGATGAAGAATTATAACAACAAAAAAATGAGTTATAATCAAGTTATACGAGAGGGAAACAACATTGGTCAAAAAATTGTAGCGGGTAATCGTGCTCAACGAATGAACACCCTCAGAAATCGCCCTTAAACGAGTAACTTAAAGTTAGTACCCCTATAATTATTATAAATAGATGATTGCAACACGTATTTATAATAGTGCGAATGAGCCCACCCCTGACCTACTTCGACGTCATAAGACTAAGAGTCCCTGTTCTAAGCGTCCCATCGTGAAGGTGAATATAGAGGAGAGGCTTCGTAAGGACATTGTTAAATATAAGACTGCCAATAATAAAATTAAAACACTGGCTAAGTGGAATCTCCGCTCAACGAGGTCAGCCCTCAAGGATATCGAGGAAATGCTTGAGGTAATCGAGGACCTCTACGGTGAGGATACATATGAATAATTTAAAGGTTATATTCAAAAAAACTCTTAAAGAATTAGGATAATATTTAAATAGATGGAGTATATTCTTGAGATTCCAAATAATATTCCACCAGGTAAATGCAAAGAAATAATAAAACGTTACGAAGATGATACAAGAAAACAACCCGGGGTTGCTGGTTCTGGTGGAGAGGTTGTTCCTATCAAGAAGAGTACGGATCTATGTATATCAGGATTAGGCGATTGGCGAGATATTGACAATTATTTATATAAAAAACTCCGTGAGGCAACCATACAGTATAAAAAACATGTAAAAGACATTGGTTGTGATATAAATTTTGGTAAATGTGAAGATACTGGTTATCAGATTCAGAAAACTGTAGAGGGTCAATATTATGGATGGCATAACGATTCGATGATTTCAGAAAATAGATTTATTACATTTATATGGTATTTAACCACACATGATCCAGTAAGAGATGGGGGTGGTACAGGATTCCATAAAGTTTGCGCGGGTGGGAAAATAGTAACCCCCGAAGAGGGTAAACTTATATTTTTCCCTGCTACGTGGACTTATGTACACATGGGTTTCCCAATGATTACTAAAAGACCTAAATATATTATCACCGGCTGGTTATCTTCTCCGGACGTGTAATCAACCTAAGTTACCTCAAAACCTATAAAAAATTACATGAACTCCCCAAACGAGACTTTCAAAAACGCAACCACCATCTTGAGTCTCATTTGGAGCGTAGGCAGAATCCATGAACACATTACCCGCAATCATTAGAGCGAAATCCCGTTTAGGTGTCATTCAACGTCATTTGAATGTACTCGCTCTCAAAGAGGAAATTCTCTTTCCTAAAGTTGACGTTGTTCCCACGACATATTGGGGATACTCAATTCAAATGGATGTTATCCATGACGAAAAGATTATCAGTTTTGTCACCGAGTCTTTGACAATGAATGACAAAAGAGAGGTTTATCTTGTTCAAAAGAGAATGATGCGTGAAATGTATCCAAATTACATCATCACGGAAAGACATTCTTAACCTAAGTCTTTAGAAATCTTTGTAATTTTCAACTTAAAAATCAACCAACATGGAAAATCTCCAAAGTCTCATGTCCTGCCTTGACGAAATCTCCAGTCAGATCCCCGATGGTATCTATCTGAAGATGGCTGATCAAATGAAACGCGTTCATGACCACATGAACGGTAACAAACCAATCCACGAAGACACGTTCTACTACAGCGACGATGATTCAGTTCTTGAAAGTGACAGTGACAGTGACAGTGACTTTGAGGCTTCCCCACAGAGGAGGGTTCTCGTCACTCCTATCAGAGATCAGCTTCTGGATTATGTGAAGAAGATGCACGAGGAGTACAAGGTTCTCATGAAGTGGGAAAAGGAAGCGAGGCGTACTTGGACCCCTATCAAGCGTATGAATGCGTTTCGAAAGACTCAGGCTATCAAGCTGTGGTGTGAAAAGAACACTCGTTGGGCTTCCGGTGGTGAGGCTGGGGAACTCGTTGGTTACCTAAGCACCGCCGCCGTGAATGGACCGACAAGCGGCTGGACCTGGAAAAACCTGATGGAAAACGGTCTTCGGACAATTGTGTTGGAAATTGGAACCGATGAGGAGATTATCCGTGCTCAACGTGGATTCGTCTACTACGATGAACTTTCACTCAAAACACTCCAAAAGCTTCCCGCCTTTGAGAAGAAGATTCATGATGGCTACAAGGAAGAATGCCAAAGGAACATGACCGAGTACTTCAACAACGCTAAGTTAAATGTGGTTGAGTCGAAGGCAGAGATGTCTAGGTTAGAAATGCTTTGTATGGAGACGGAGGTCAAGTTGAGGGAACTTGATGCCACTGTCTATGGTCGCGATTACTGGGAGTCCGCGACATGTGAGTTTTGGGTGAATGAGAATGGACGAATGGTGGACACCGGGTTGGTGGCGCGGGTCGAACGACGCCTTTAAAGATTAAATAGCAGTGTAATATAGTAATGAATGTACTTCAAAATGTAATGCAAATCATAGACAGTATATCTGATAAAATCCCCGAGAACGTTTATCTAACCCTTTGTGAAGAGTTGAAGAAACTCTACTCCTTTATACCCGATAAAGTTAGACCAGCCATGTCCAGATCAAATAGTGGTGTAAATAGCCCGGCGAATGGATATTGGTTTCGATAGAAAGTTTGTAAAACCTAAATAAAGTAGGTTTAAATAATTATATTAACATATATCAGATGAATAATCCTGTACCTGTAAAACTTCTACCAGCGGGTGCAAATCGCAATCAGCTCATGAAAGCGATTGGTGAAAAGACTCTCAAGTTCAGTAGTAAGGATTACATAGAACGTACTGCGGGAAACAAGACTGGTGGAGGAGAACGAGAACGAGCCCGAACCCTTCTCGCTATTGAGAACGCTTCTGAAATTGCCAAGAAATATCTTCACGCCCCGGGTATGTTTGAGCAGATCATGACAGAT